AGATTATATATTAATAATAGAGTATATATAGGGGATTGTTAAGGGGAAAAGAAAAAAGCGACACTGTTTAAAGTATCGCTTTATTTTTCTAACATCTTACCTTTTCCAGTAAGAAGCCATTTTGCGCTAACACCATATTCAGTAATCAAAGGAACCAGCCAAAATGGTTGTAGTAAGTTTCGTGTAGGATCTTTACGAAGTAACTCCATATTTCGCCTATCTACACCGTTGGGATCACAATAGCTTCTCACGCTTTTTATCTTACCCATTGCCACAAGAGCATCAAAGGCTTCAAAGAAACGGTTTGCAATAGGTCTGTTAGCTTCTGCATTATTCATTATCTTAGAATTTGGTACTTCAAAAAATCAACTTCATTTTTCAAATTCACCAGGTAATCTGTAGGCTCATTATTAACCTTTGCTTTATCAATCGCTTTAAGAAGGCAATCTTGAACACTGAAAATGCTATCTACGTTTACGGGTAAACCTACTGTATAAGCCAAGAATTGCTCTCTGTACAATTCTATTACAAGTTTGCTATAATCTTCCATACTCTAATATTTAATCTGTTTAAAGCCAAATACTATACGGCATCTGCACATTTTGCAACATCTTCCTGCTGGGCATTCATTTTTTTGCTTACCTCTAACAATGCTTCGAGGCGACCTATTTCTCTATTTAACCGTTCTATCTCTTTTTCTTTCTCGGTAATCATAGAATAGGGTGCTATCAGCTTCTCGTTCATTAGCTGTATTAGCTGCCTGGAAAAAGCGTCTGCACCAGCAAACAGAATATCTGTAGATACTTCCATTTTTTCAGTCTGTGAATGTTGTTTTGGCGCAATGGTTTTAGGCTTATTTTCTATCGGCTTTATCTCTTCTATATCATTGGTAATATAACTGCAAATATTACCAAATTTCCTTTCTAATATTTCAATTTTGACGGGTGGTAAATCCCTTCTGCCATTCTCTACGTTGGCAATAAAGCTCTGCCCACATGAAAGAAGTTGAGCTAATTCTTTCTGTGTGATTCCTTTTTCTTTCCTAAGTCTTTTTAAATCAATCATTTATTGACTTTTTAAAATATAACATGATAATATTCCTTGAAATATTACTAAAATATTACGATATTTATTTGGTAATATTACCAATGTTACATATATTTGCAACGTAATAAAAGTAATAACACCACAAATATAGGCAAAATAACCTATAGGAGTGATAATATTTCAAATGAAAATGAGCGAATTAACAGAAAAAGACTATCCTACTTTTACGCAAATGTATAAGAATTTGCCCGAAAGAAGTAGTATCAAAGCTCCTAAAACTGAATTTGTAGAAAAGGTGGCTAAGATTACTAAGAAGTCCGTAAAAACCGTGCGGTGTTGGATCGCTGGAACACAAAAGCCGGATGCGTTGGCGCAATCTGTTTTAGAGAAAGAGTTTAAAGTTCCTGCTAAGTATTTATTCCCTGAAGCATCGTAATATGAAACCTATCGAATTTTACACCACACCAGAAGGCGAAGTTACTATGCGTCCTTTAGGTGAAGCGGAAAGGCAACTTAGAGAAAGTGATACTGAGTTTATCCAGGCTTTCTTGGAAATACTGAGAGAATTTTATACTGAGGCTTATACGGCTTTAATGGAAATTTACTCAAAGAGTTCTGAAAATAAGCGTTACCGTGATTTTTTGGCTGTACGGAGATTTATAAAGTGCAACTTTGGTCTATACGATAATGTGATAGATATTGATGAGAACTGGAATTTCCGTTTTGAATTTGTCGGGTGTCCTCTACGTGGCGAGTGTAAAAGCGATAAGATCATTTGCGCCCCCAAATTTAATTCAAAGCTATCGGATAGACAGCTTGAAGTGATGAGGCTGCTTTATGAAGGCAAATCAGATTCAGAAATAGCAGACAAATTATTTATCTCTTTGAATACCGTTAATAATCACCGAAAAAACAGTTTTAGAAAAGTCGGTGTACACTCGTTCCCTGAGTTTATGCGGTATGCTATGCAAAACAACTTATTCAAACAACAATAATGCAACATTGATATGAGTTTGGACACGTTTTTAAATTTGGTTGGTTGCTCCATATTCGGTGCTTTAGGGGTTACTTGCCTGGTATGTGCTATTGCGTTTTCAGCTTTGCACCAACTTCTATTTACGGTTATGTGCTTCCTGATGTTCTATGTACTTTATACAGATAACCAGTACAATACAGAAAGCGTACAGCACTATTTCAGAAAAATGTTGAGGGCTAAAAGAATAAAGAAAGCAAGGAGGGTGTAAAATGGAAGTATGGAAAGATATACCAGGATATGAGGGGTTATATCAAGCCTCTAATCAAGGGAAAATAAGGAGCTTGGATATTTCAATTACTGAGAAAGGAGGTAAAGAAAGAATACACAAAGGGAAGTTACTTAAAACGTATAAAATCCATAACGGGTATTTGTGTGTCTGCTTACAAACCAAAGGAGTAAGAAAACATTTCCTGGTTCATAGATTGGTAGCTATGACATTTATTCCCAATCCTCAGAATTTAGAAACAGTAAATCATAAGGACGAAAATAAAGAAAACAATCATGTGGATAATTTGGAGTGGCAAACTCTATACCAAAACAACAGACATGGCACACGTGATGACAGAATGCGCAAATCATTATCTAAGTCTGTTATGCAATACTCAATGGACGGAACTTTTATAAGAGAGTTCGATTCTTTAGCTGCTGTAAAAAAGATCTTAGGTTTTAATGCAAGTAGCGTAAATAAAGCTGCAAGAGGTATTTACAAGTCCTCTAATGGTTATATCTGGAAATATAAAGAAGAGTGATTATGGTAAAGTTAGAGTTATACCAGCTTAAAAATATAATATCAACGATGGCGGAACTTGGTGCTGCTACTTATGCAAAGAAGGTATTTCCGGCAAAAGATCTCATTTCCCAAAGGGAGGCTTATAAATCATTCGGTGAGGCTCGTGTAAAACGGTGGGTACGCCAGCAACTTGTACACCCTACAAGGAATGGGGCAGAGAAACGCTCCAAAATACTATACTCCAGAGCTGAATTATTAACTATCGAAAAGACAGAGAAAATAGACACTTATATAAACAAATTATGAAAGAAGTATTCTTAAAGAAATTGATCCTAAAGAATTTCAAGAAAATTCAGGACCTAACAGTAGAGTTTACAGATAAAAATACCTTTATCTGTGGTGGAAATGGCACAGGAAAGACAACGCTTCAAGATGCGTTCTTGTGGCTGTTATTTGGGAAGGACAGCACGAATAGGGCTGATACCAACTTTAACATTAAAACGTTGGGAGAAGATGGAAAACCAATCTTACACCTTGTACATAGCGTAACTGGTGTATTGTCTATCAATGGCAGAGATGTTGAACTGCAACGTAACTATGTTGAAAAATGGGGAAGTGGTGTAAACGCTGGTGTCCTTCAAAACCATGCTACAGAGTTTTATTTGAATGGTGTAAAACTCAAAACGAAAAAGGAGTATGATGCGGAAGTAGCAGCGATCTTGCCGGAAGATGTTTTTAGAATGATTACTAACCCGTTATATTTCCCGACCATGAAGGCGCAAGATCAGAAAGCTATGCTGCTTGAAATGGCTGGTAACGTTACAAATGAGGAAGTAGCCAATATCAATCCAAAGTTTCAAGAGCTGATTAGTCTTATTTTCGGCAGAACCTTAGAGCAATTAGCCAAAGAAATAGCCTCTAAGAAATCAGCTATCAAAGATGAGTTAAAGGGTATTCCTGGTAGAATTGATTCGGTACGTGATGCAATGCCTGAAAGTGAGGACTGGGCGGTTTTGGAGAAGGAAATAGCCGACAAAAAAGAGAAAATTAAAGATATTGATAGCCAGTTAGCCGATAAAAGCAAGCAGATAGAAGCAGAGTTCAAAGCCAAATCTGAGTTGCAAAAGCAAATCGGGAACAAAAAACTTGCCAAGTCGCAAAGAGAAAATGAGATAAGACAAAATGCCAATAAATCCTACCATGACGTACTGGATAATATTTCAAAGCTGGAATATCAAGTTAAAAGCAAGGATGCTGAAATATCCCGTAAACAAGAGGATCATTCTCGTATCAAAGCTACTATCGAAGCTCTAAATAATGATTTGGAAGTATTGAGAGGTAAGTTCTATGCCATAGATGCGGAAACGTTACAGTACCCGGAAGGAGCTTTTATTTGCCCGACTTGTAAAAGAGAGTTGGAGGTAGAAGATATTCAAGCCAAGCAACAAGAATTACAGGACAACTTTAATCTCAACAAGGCAAACCGACTGAAAGCAGTGCAAAATGAAGGCAAGGAAAAAGCTGCAAAAGTTGAAGAGCTTAAAAAGCAGTGTTCAATTATTCAAGCTGCTATAACTCAGTTGAGTAACGAGAAAGAAATATTGGTGCATAATATCAATGAATGTAAAGGGAATATGCCAGAAGAACAAGATACACAAAAGATCATTCTTTCCGATCCTACCTGGCTTTCTCTCAGTAATGAAATCGTAGATCTTGAAAACCAGTTAAAGGCAGAAGCCAAACCTATAGACACAACAGAGTTGAAAGAAGCTAAGGCTATTCTTTCTGAGGCTATAGATGAACTGAATAAGAAGCTGGGCAAACGTGATACTATAGAACGTTCCAATAAAGTTATTGAGGATCTGGAGGATAGAAGAGATAAAAACAATGAAGCTCTGGCAGAACAAGAACGTTTGGAGTTTTTGGTACAAGACTTCCAGAAAGAAAAAGACAACAAGCTGATGGAACGTATTAACGGAATGTTCTCTTTGGTTAAGTTCTCGTTTATTAGCGAAAAGTTGAATGGGAATGAGGCTATAACCTGCTTTTGCTCTGTAGATGGTGTGCCGTTTGCCGATGTAAACAATGCTTCAAAAATCAATGCTGGGCTGGATATAATAAACGCTATATGTCGATCTGTAGGTATCACAGCACCCATTTTCATTGATAATCGGGAAAGTGTGAACGATCTTATACCTACCATGTCGCAAGTAATAAACCTCGTGGTTAGCAAAGATAAATCTTTGATGATACGTGTTGCCGGAAATGGAACAATGGAAGAATACAAACAACTTTAAATAATAATTTTATGACACAAGAAAATTCAAGTGGTACACAAGTAGTTAGTACCCAATCAACGAAAATGCCAGCACAGGCAAAAAAAATAGATGTGCTGAAAACTATGCTTAACGCTCCTTCTGTAATGGAACAATTTAAAAATGCGCTGTCTAAGAATGCTTCCACATTTGTTGCTTCCATTATTGATCTATACAACTCGGATTCAAATTTACAATTATGCGAGCCGAAAGCGGTTGTAGCGGAATGTCTGAAAGCTGCTGTTTTGAAATTGCCAATTAATAAGGCTTTGGGGTACGCTTTCATTATCCCCTTCAATAACAGCAAAAAAGTAGATGATTTGGACGAAAAAGGTAAGCCCAAAATAGGCTCAGACGGTAAGCCTATCCAAAAGTATATCAAGGTTATGGAGCCAACGTTTCAACTGGGGTACAAGGGTTATATTCAGCTTGCGGAAAGATCCAATCAATACCGTACCATTAACGCAGATGTCGTTTTTGATGGTGAAGTTCGTAAAGTGAACAAACTTACTGGCGAGATCGCTTTTGACGGAGAAAAGAAGTCTGATAAGATCATAGGTTACTTCTGCTATTTTGAATTGCTTAACGGCTTCTCTAAGACGTTGTACATGACTGTTGAACAAATGGCTACCCACGCCAAACGCTACTCCAAAGGGTTAAAGAAGGAAACAACCGTAGAAAGCCTTATGAAACTTGCCGAGCTGCCTTTCTCGGCAGACAGTAAAACCGTTGGATGGCTCGGTAATTTTCATGGGATGGCTATCAAAACCGTTATCAGAAATTTACTTAGTAAATACGGCTATCTCTCTATAGAAATGCAACAAGCATTTGAAAATGATGTTGAGGGTGCGGAAGAGCATACAGACGCTATGCCCACAATGGGAACACAACGTTTTGATGTATCAGATGTTAGCTTTGAGGAAGTTTCTAATACCAGTGCCAATACTGCAACGGCTTCCAATGAAAATAAGCCAGGTTTCTAATGGGAATGGAATTAAGAGTTTTGGGCAGCTCGTCCAGTGGTAATTGCTACATACTGGATAACGGCAATGAGGCTTTGATTATTGAGGCTGGAATACGTTTCATAGACGTAAAAAAGGCTTTGGATTTCAATATTCGCAAAGTCGTAGGCTGCTTAATAACTCATCAGCATAACGATCATGCTAAATATGCTAAGGCAATGGTAGATTGTGGCTTTCATGTATTGGCTCTTCCAGAAGTGATAGAAAGCAAGGAATTGAAAGGTTCCAGAGTAAAAGCCATTAAAACAGGATCGGGCTATCTGCTTGGTGGTTTTCGGGTGATCCCCTTCCCTGCTTTCCATGATGTACCTTGTGTTGGCTATTTCATTAAGCACCCGGATTGTGGTAGTATTATGTTTTTAACGGATAGTTGCCAGTCTGGATATACTTTTTCTGGATTGAATCATATACTGATTGAATGTAATTACTCTGATACAAAACTGATAGAAAGCATTAATGCCGGGCGTGTCCTTCCTACACAAAGAAACAGATTAATGGTTTCTCACATGGAGCTGGAAAGTTGCAAACAAGCTCTAAAAGAAAACGATTTGAGCAACGTTGCAAACATAGTTCTTTTACACCTCTCATCTAATAACAGCGATGAGCATTTATTTGTATCTGAGGTGCAAAAAATTACTGGAAAGGCGGTTTATGCTGCTAAACCAGGTTTGAGTATAACCTTAAACAATTTTTAGGTATGATACAAGGATTTTCAGAGCAAACAAAACCTCTAACCGATTATGAGGACAAAGTTATTCTGCCTCTCATAGTACAAGGGCTTCACGGTAAGGTAGGTAAATATAAAGCGATTACAAATAAAGCGATGTGTTCGGCTTTAAAGTCTTATGGGTGTAAAATTGATAGTCCACGAATAAGAAAGATTATCAACCATATTAGACTTTCGGGTATGGTGATTGGGCTGATCGCCACAAGTGAAGGCTACTATATCGCAGAAACACGTAAGGAGCTGGAAGATTACCTGAGAAGCCTTGAAGGTAGAGAAGGAGCTATACACGCAGTTAGAAAGAGTTTAGAAAAACAGCTACAGCTATATGACAAATAAAGTTTTGATAGAAAAGAAGGGTGGGCTATTTAACCTTAGACCGTTATACGACTTGTTTTCTCATTCGGTAGATGGGATTTACCAGGTAATAGTGAAAAAGGTTAGGAAGCCACGTTCCAACGATCAAAACGGCTGGCTATGGGGGTGTATCTATCCAATGCTGTTAGATGGGTTGCTTAATGCCGGATGGGAGTTTACAAGCGTGGAACAAGTACACGAGTTTTTTAAGGCTCAAATGACTAAAGACAAAGTAGTAAACAAGCATACGGGTGAGATTATAGAGTTTCCCGGATCAACTGCAACAATGGACACGTTAACATTCTCAACATATTGCGAGAAGCTCAGAGAGTATGCTTTGGAATACTTGAATATAGAAATACCTGATCCCGATCCTAACTGGAGGAAAGCCGATGAAGAAAATACCTAATCACTTGGTAAATGAGCTTATCCGGCTTATTCCAGTGCTAATAGAAAATATCCCACACGAAGGTAGAAGTACCAGAGTGGATAATGCGATACGATTAACTAACAAAATTGTCAAACGATTAAAATCTTTAAAAGATGAAAGTAATTGAAATTACTGAGATTGAAGTAAAGGCAGCTTTAGACGTTACTAAAAGTGAAGAAGTGAAAAACGTGTTGGTAGCCTTGTTCTGCAAAGGTGAAAAGAAACCAACCCCTACCCTTGATGATTACACGACAATCCGAAGTTATGAGGATGCGTGTGCTGCTTTAAAGTGTTCCCCTATTGATGAGAAGGCTTTGCGTTCTGCTGGAGTAAGAAAAGGGATTATTGCCTTAATCAAACTTGAAACAATCAGTCGGGCTTTGTGGGGTAAGAATTACCAGCCTAAACCGGATGCAAGCGGTAACAGCCGTTTCTATTTCCCCTGGTTTGCTTTGTGGACTGAGAGAGAAATCAAAGAAACAGAAGGGCTTGTGTATATTCCAATTATTGACGCTCTAAACAATCGTGCGGGCTTCGGTTTTGCGAGTACGCATTACGCCCCCTCGAATGCGCTTGCGTATGTCGGCTCTCGGCTTTGGCAAGAATCAAGAGAGAAAGCAAAGTATTTCGGGCAGCAATTCATTGAATTGTGGTTTGATTATTTGATGTTTAATGTAAAGAAGGTGCAAGAATGACAACAATATTTTATATACTGATAGCCTTCTGCCTTTTCTTTGAAGTGCTGAATTTGGCAGCTTGCAAAAAAGTTTTCGCTGCTGTGGAAAAGTATAAGGACAAAAACGATCTCACTGAGATAAGCCCGGTTTTCGCTGTTTGGAGAATGTGCAACTGGATCTACCTTATATTGTGCTTCATAGGTTTAATAAGCTCTCAATGGATAGGTTTTCTTGCATTGATTGTTTTAAGCCTTATCCCTAAGAAGTGGTTTACATGGAGAATTATAGATAACATATTAGGAATCGCAATCTTACTGTTTGTTCTCTTGAATAAGTACCACTTTCAAATAGACTTCAATTCATTAATAATCAAACTTATTTTGCAATGAAAGATATAATGTTGGCTGATACTCCAGTGGAGCAAAGAGCGCAAATTTTACGTGATAGCTGCGATGAGGTCGTAGAGAAAAGTTATCTCTCAAAGTTCTCTCAGGAAGAAACTAATGAGCTTCGGGCTAACCTTGTAGAAGTTCAGATACAGATGCAAGAACTGACAGAAAATTTTGATGTAGTTAAAGCTGACTTCAAAGGAAAAATGAAGCCACTGCAAGAACGGATCGGAAAAATGCTTGATGATTTGAGAAAAGGCGGTGAGTACATTAAAGGTGAGTGCTACAAGTTCATAGATCAAGACGAAGGAAGAGTAGGTTACTATACGCCAGACGGTTATTTGCTGGAGGAAAGACCTATGAAGCCGGAAGAAAGGCAGAAAACAATTCAAATGGCAGTGCGCTTGACTGGCACAGATAATTAATTTATTAACATCTTAATTTTTTAAATATTATGGAAGAAAAAAACAAAGGTTTGAACATTAACATCGAACATTACACTGGAGAGAAACCTATTGAAGTAGTTTATAGACTTGGTGACGCTGCACAAGCACAACAACCGCTTGCAACCAAAGCCCCGGAAAAGATCAGTGTTTCCGGCACTATCTCCACTCCGTATGAATGGCTTTCAAAGCGAATAGATACTGTAGATCAGAAACGTGCAAATGTCGTTGTGAATCGTGAGAAAATGACAATTCAGCTCACTGTAAACGAAGATGATTATTACAATAAAAACACATTCACTGGTACGGTTGAAGTATCTGAAACGTTTGAGAAGTTCGGTATTAATGATGGTGAAAAGGGCTGGATCCCTGCCAAATTAGGACAATTCTTGCGTCTGAATCGTGGTTTGTTTGAAGATAAAGAAAAGTGCATGGTACTTGTTTCCAATCTCAAAAACTTCAATGCAAAAGCAAAGGCAGAGATTGAGAAACAAAGAGATCCTTCTGGTTCCGTTGCTGATGTTTACCGTTGCCAGGTAGAAAGTAATTTACCGAAGAGCTTTACCGTAAACATGGCTATCTTCAAGGGAACTGCAAAACAGCCCATCGAAATTGAGTTCGATCATTATCTGACAAATGGAGAAGTGTTTTTGCAACTTGTTTCGCCAGGAGCAAATGAAGTGATGGAAAGTTACAGAGATAAGTGTATTGATGAAGTGCTGGATAAGATCAAGGATATTGCCCCCGATATTGCAATTCTGGAAGTGTAACCGTTCAAACATGATTATAGGAAAGCTGGGAATTATCCCGGCTTCCTTAAAAATTCTCTCTATGGCAAGAAAACAAGAAACTCCTATGCCTTTCTATGTTGGCGATTGGTTGAGGTGTCCTGAATTAAGGGTACTTCCACCAGACGTTAGGGGCTTGTGGATGGATATGTTATGCTATATGTGGGAAAGTGTAGAACGTGGTGTTATGGTTATGCCAAACGGACAGCCTTGTACGAAAGAAGATATAGCCCGTATCATAGGTACGGATTGCTCAGGATCTTCTAAATGGGTAGATTCTTTGATAGAAAACAAGGTGTGTGAAGTTCGGGAAGATGGAGCTATTTATAGTAGGCGTATGGTAAAAGACAACCTGATAAGTGAGAAAAGAAGGCTGGCAGGTAAGAAAGGGGGTGAGATCACTAAGGCAAGGGTTTTCATTCCAAAAGCAGAAGCAGAAACGATCCTACAAGAGCAGCCCCAACAACCGCAACAGGAAGTTTTACTGTTTCCACAAGAAAGCCCACCACCTTTAACGCCAGAGCAGCAAAAAAAGGCTGAGAAGGCAAAAAAATACAAGTATGCTGAGTTCGTAACACTAACAAGGGATGAATACGCTAAGTTATGCGCTGAATATTCTGAGGAAGGAGCCAAACGGATGATTGAAATACTTGATAACTATAAAGGATCAAAAGGGAAAAAGTATAGTTCTGACTATAGAGCCATACTAAACTGGGTAGTAAATAGATATAACGAAGAAATACAAAAGTATGGATATAAACATAAAGAATCAGCTTCAAAAGATCCTGGATCGGCAACTGGAAACGACTACAGAAACACGATTTAGAATAGAAGGATATTCTAAGGAAACGGTTCAGGAAATGCTGCTTATGTGCTATCAGCATGAGGTGCGCAAAAGGCGTATTCCGTTTCAGGAAGATAAGGAAACACTGGAGAAAATAGAAAAGGCTGCAAAATGGCTTACTGGCGATTATAAAGTAGGATTGCTGCTATATGGAATAGTGGGATCCGGCAAATCTACTTTAGGCAAGGCGATTTGTAACCTTATCGGTATTCTACACAATAGCTCCATATCCAGTGAGCGAAAAGGTGTATTCCGGGTTTCAGCTTTGGATTTGGCAAAAAATGTGGCTAATGATCCTATGTACTTCAATAAGCTCAAAAATCAAGAACTGCTTTTTATTGATGATATAGGAACTGAACCAGCAAGTGTAAAAAGTTGGGGTAACGAGTTCTCACCAGTGGTAGAACTGCTTTATGCCAGATATGATAGACAGTTATTCACTATCGCAACTTCCAATCTCAAAGATTCCGATTTTGGGGAACGTTACGGTATAAGAATAGCTGATCGGATGGAAGAAATGTTTGAACGTATTTATTACCAAAACAAGAGTTATAGAAAATGAGTGAGATAAATTGGAACGAGTTAAAAGACAAAGCCCATTCCAACGCTGTAAAACATGGATTTTGGGAAGGCAGACCAAGCGATAAGCGCTTTCTTTGCCTGGTTATTTCAGAGCTTATGGAAGCTGTGAACGCCCATAGAAGAAATAAGTTTGCAAGAGTACCAGCCAACAGAAAAGAAACAATATTCGATGATCGTACTTTCCACCATGAAAACAAGTATTTCAGAGAAAACTTTGAAGAGTATGTGAAAGATACAGTAGAAGATGAATTAGCGGATGCTGCTATTCGATTACTGGATCTTGCTGGAGCAAATAATTTGAATTTAAATAGATTCTGTTTGCAACACGTAGTTACTCCTAAGAAAAGTTTTACAGAAAATATATATGCTATCGTAAAAGATTTGGTGAACTATAAATATTCTCAGGAAGAACAGATTAACTATGCTCTTCACCAGATACGAAGACTATCCGAAATTCTCAAAATTAACTTACTGTGGCATATTGAGCAAAAGATGTATTACAACGAAGGTAGGGAAGATAAACACGGAAAGGAATATTAAAATTTACCAAGTAAACATTATGAATACGAGTTTTGAACGAAGTAAGCAGACAACGGATGAGTGGTACACTCCCAAATGGATAGTGGACGCTTTAGGGAGTTTTGATCTTGATCCATGCGCTCCTGAAAACCGTTTGTGGAACACTGCCAAAAGACATATAACGCCTTCTGAGGATGGTTTAAAAACTGAATGGGGGGGGGTAAGAGTATGGTTAAATCCTCCGTATTCACGTCCTCTTATTGAGCGATTTGTGGAAAAGATGGTAAGGAACAACAACGGTATAGCATTGCTTTTTAATCGCTGTGATAGCAAGATGTTTCAAGATCTCATTTTCCCAAATGCAAGCGCAATAATGTTTGTGAAGGGTAGAATAAAATTCTATCGACCAGATGGTACACAAGGAGATAGCCCAGGGTGCGGTAGCGTTCTTATAGCCTTTGGTGAGGAAAACGCAAAAATACTGGAATATTCTAATATACCTGGTAAATATATAAAACTCAACAATTAAGATGGAAAAGAAAAAAGTAATATTGACCTTATGCAAGTCTTTCCCCGTAACTCATAGCAAAGCTGGCGAGGCTACAGACTTTGAAAAGAAGCTGAAAGACAAAAGTAAGATCCATACAATCCGATACAACGCAAAAAATGTATGGAATGGACGGTATAAAGATATTGTTTCTGGTAAAAAATATCTTTCAATACGTGAATGGACTGGCAGACCGTATAATTCGGAGCAAAAGGAAATAGCCCAATTACCCAAAATCGGACTGCAACACGTAACCATGACATATAGCTCTGAGGATGCTTACCCTGAAATATGGATAGACAACAAGAAAGTTTCAATCCATGAAGTAGCGAAAAATGATGGTCTGAGCGTGGAGGACTTTGTAGAATGGTTTTTCGGGAACAACAAAGAGAATGTTTTTGAAGGTGTAGTTATTCATTTTACAGATTTTCGGTACTGATATGAGCGAACAAGAATTAAAAGAGCAACTTGGTGATGAACTTTGCGAGTTTTGCCCCTGGCGAAAAGGTGAAATAGATCATACGTTCGATTCTCTTTGTGAAGGCTCTTATTGCGATGATGCTTTTGATAACTTTTTAGATGAAAACGAAGGTTATTTCGATGATGAAGAATAATCACTGTAGCGAATGTAAATACTATTGGTGTTATCCTCATACAACCCAAATGTATTGCTACAAGTTAGGTAAACGGATAACAGCCAGAAAGAAAAGCTGTAAACATTATCAACCCAATAGTTAATAAAAATGGAAACTAATGCAACAAAAAGAACTGATATTTTCCAGATAGATCCACGTAACATAGTGGTAATGGATGATTTCAATGCTCGTAGAGATTTCGATTTAGAGGAATTAAAGGAACAAATCAAGGCTAAAGGAGTTCTTAACCCTATTACCGTACTTCCTTTCAAAGATGAGGACGGTATAGAACGGTACAAGCTGGTGGATGGTGAAAGACGCTATCGGGCTACTATGCTTGCGATTGAAGAGGGTACAAACATTCCTTACATTAAGGCTTTGAAGCTGCCTAAAGACACAAGTACGGAAGAGCTTCTAATCGAGCAGATGATGAGAAATGAGGGAAAGCGTTTTTCTGAATATGAGTGCGGTATCATGTTCAAACGCTTTAAAGAAGAGTTCGGATATACCCAAAATGAGATAGCTGAAAAGTTTAAAAAATCTCCGGCTTTTGTGAGTAAATGTTTATCCCTAATGGATCTCCCTATAGAGATTCAGGAACGTATTATAAACAAACAAATATCGGCTTCTGCTGCTAAGGACATTGTAGCCAATTACGATACGGAAGAGGAACAAGTAAACGCCACGAGAAAAGCCGTAGAATTAGCCGAAAAGCAAGGAAAAAGGACTGTTACCAATAAAGAGATTAACGCTGTACAGAAAGAGGCTAAGGAAGCCAAAGAGATAGCTCAGGCACTCCGTAAGGTGTGGGCTTATCTGGATGGAGGTGTTATGGTAGATGTGGATAAGCTGGCTATCCTTCTGGATAAAACAGAGAGTTTGAGTAATGCAATGAAACAATATAAAAAATTGAGTAAATGAAAGTAGTGTTTTTTGACCTGGAAACTACAGGAACGTTAGTAAACAAACATGGGATCCACCAAATTAGCGGTATGATCGTTATAGACGGTGAAGTAAAAGAAACCTTTGATTTCAAGGTACAGCCTAACCCTAAAGCGGAAATAGTGCAAGAGGCTTTAGATGTGGCTGGTGTAACCAAAGAGCAGATTCTATCTTATCCGGCAATGGGGTATGTGTACGGACAATTTACGGCTATTTTGAACAAATACGTGGATAAGTACAATAAGCAGGATAAGTTTTTCCTTGCTGGTTATAATAATGCTTCATTTGATAACCAGTTTCTCCGTGCATGGTTTTTACAGAATGGGGATAAATATTTCGGATCTTACTTCTGGAGCAATTCTATAGATGTAATGGTTTTGGCAACTCCTTATCTGGCTTCTCAACGCTCACAGATGGAAAATTTCAAGCAAGGAACTGTAGCAAAGGCACTCGGTATAGAAATAGACGAAAGCCGGCTACATGATGCCTTGTATGACATTCAAGTATGCAAATCTATTTACGATATTGTTTCACCATATAAAATGTAATGTTATGGAAAAGATTAATATTCAACTTCCTCAGTATTGGAAAAAGAAGAAACTTAACCCGGAGTTTATAAAAGAACTTGAATCAACTGCAAAAAGCGATCCGTTTACAAAAGATGAGTTCGGGGAATATCGGTTTGGTACATTTCTTCATGGTTGCGCTATTGTCAAAGTTGAAATGACTGATAACCTTCTGAGCGTTGCTATTCACAGCCAACATCCTATAGGTTTGCCAATGATTAAGGAGATTCGCTATAAATACGCTCCGAATAATTGTCTTATGACAATGCTAATGCCTTCAAGGGAACAGCAGATTAGCGATAATACCGTAGTGCTTTATCAGATTCCAGGATCTTTTAGCGATACGACAGATGTTGAATTTGAGGAAGGGAAAGAATGATCTATATAGGGATTGATACAGGTGTACATACCGGGATTGCTATCTGGGATAACCGAAAGCGTTCTTTGGAAATGGTAAAACAAATGCCTATTCATAGGGCTATGGCGGTTGTTCAGTCTTATGCGGATATGCAAAAGACGGGTGTAGGCGATAAAATCATAGTAAGAGTGGAAGATCCACGACAACGCACCTGGTTTGGTACAGAGAGAATGACACGTGAAGAGGAACGGAAGAGGCTACAAGGTGTAGGATCCGTAAAACGTGATGCTACAATTTGGGAAGATTACCTTACCGAACTTGGTGTTGAGTTTGAAATGGTTGCTCCTAAACGGAATATAACAAAGATGAGCCAGGAATATTTCAAGCAGCTTACGGGATGGAAAAAGCAAACCAACGAGCATAGTAGGGATGCTGCCATGTTAGTATTTGGCTTTTAGATGTTTTTTGCTCTTTGTTGGCGTATATATACACCAAAATTTATATCTTTGCATTAATTGATAACATTGATATTATGACTATTACGACAACTATCTTTATAGTAGCAGGTGCTTTAGCGGTATTCATTACCGCTATGCACTTTGCAAATCTTTTCCTACCGTATGATCCGATTACACCAGGTAAATCTATTACCGTATATCTGGATGGTAAGTTTAATAGGGTGGCAACGATCACGAGTATAGAGAACGGTTGTATCTATGTGTATGATAAATTCCCGTTGCCATTGCATTATAGAGGAAAATTTTACGCTGTAGGCAGAATGACGGACGGGCATAAGGTTATGTTTTTAGGGAAGCGGAAACTTTATCTGTTGATGCGCTTTGTGGAGGCTTTCAGAAAGATTGCCCGTATTCCTGAATTTGAAAAGGAGGTTTAACATGGAAGAGATAGAGATTGTTTACCGTAAAATCTCGGATCTAACTCTGTTGGATGATAACCCACGAAAGATAAGCAAGAGAGATTTAGAGCGTTTGGTAGATTCCATCCGCATAAATGGTTTCTGGAAGCACCGCCCTATTGCCTTATCTGAGCGTGAAGGAAAGTTATATGTACTGGCAGGACACCAACGGATAAAGGCTGCAAAGAAGCTGAAAATATCGGAAGTGCCGACAATCTTGTACCACAACCTGACCGAAGAGCAGGAAGCGGATATAGTTCTAAGGGATAACATCAACAATGGTGAATGGGATTTTGAAAAGCTACAACTTGGAGATTGGAGCAACAAGGCTGATTTCTCTTTTATCGGTTTAGATATTCCAGTAGAGGATAAACAGCCGGAAGATGAGGAAGCAGCCGATGAAGAACAAGAGGACAACGAGAAAGAGGAAGGCTCGGAAGATGATCCGATAGCGGATGAAAAAGAGGATTTTTACAGATCCATGCTTAACGATTGTTTGTATGAGAGCAATAATGAGTTTGACATTCCTAATTTGTTGCTGGAAGAACAAGCCGGAAAACTTCTTTTGCCTTTTGCCCCCTGGGGAGCTGATAGCCGATTAAGGAAAGATGTTGCTACTTACCACTTCTATGTAGATGATTATCGCTTTGAAGCTATTTGGAAAGATCCGATCAAGGTGCTAACCAGTGGTGTAAAAGCGTTGGTAGAGCCGAACCTTTCCGTTTACGATACAACCCCGATAGCTTACGGTTTACAACAGATTTACAAGAAACGTTGGATAAGCCGATACTTTCAAGAGTGCGGTATCAAGGTGTACGCAGATCTGAATGTTTCTGTGAAGTTCAAAGAGTATAATAAACTGGGCTTACCAAAAGGGTATAACGCTTTTTTCACTCGTGGCTATGCTGGTCGGTTGGAATATCTGAAAGGAGAGCTTGAAGTAGCCAAAGAAATATCCGGCTTGCAAACTCCTAACTTGCTTGTGTATGGCGGTGGTGATGAGATCAGAAAGTTTTGCATAGATAACAGCCTGGTTTACGTCCAGGACTTTATTAACGATAAAAGTTCAAAAAAAGATGGCAAAAACAAGCGGAAGTAATGGAGGTTTGCCGAATGGCGATTCAAACTACAAAGGTAAGGTAGGCAAACTGGAACCTTTGGCTTCAATTAAGAACCCGAAGGTGTACAAGACTGTAAAAGAAAGTATCTCACGTTTTCACTCTGTTTTGGGAGTAAGACAGAAAGATATTAAGATCGGACAACTGGAGGCTGGTACGGGTGGAGTGCATATTTCCCAAAATGGAGTATCTAAACAAGTCGTTTTGAATAAATCCGTTTTCAATGGGAAAAACACCACAACCCAAAGCGTTGCTAAATGGGCTGAAAAAGGCTACAAAAGCGGACACTTGACGAAAACCAACAAGCCAGTAGCACATATTGTTACTCACGAGCTGGCGCACGCAACTTGGAACAACCATTTAACAAGCCCCAATGCAAAGGCAGCAAGTAAAAGCATAAACAGCCTTTATAAGAAATGGGGTAATGATAAGTCGAAACAAGGTTATGGTAAATATGCCAAAACCAATGTAAACGAGTTCTGGGCAGAAGTATGTACAAAAGCCGTTCATGGTAAGGCAGATAAGTACACAAAAGCAGCTAAAGATATAATCAAGAAGTATAAATTATAACGTATATTTGCGGAAAACGCAATAAAATATTGAGCTATGGATAAAATAGAATTAACCGATTTGCAAAAGCAGCTTATTCAAAAGCAGCTAAATGAAAAGTACGATCCGTTTATGGCTACGGAAGAAGAACAAGAAGCCTTCAATGACGTAATAGACAAAGCCGAAGCATTATCGGATGAGTTGGACGCTGTAGATGATTACATAGACAACTACAACGGTGATATGATAGCCTGGTTTTGGGCAAAGTACCAAGAGCAGGAACAAAAGGAACAATGATAAATTAACCAGGTAAAGAATTAATCAGGTGGGAGTTCCTATCTGATTTTTTCTTTCCTTAATTGGTGTATATGTACGCCAAAAAAACAACGAATAAACAACGGAATGGCACTCTTTGAGAAAGGCAATAACATAGGGAATAGATTCACAAGCGAAAACCAGCCAAAGAAAAATGGTCGGAAGCCCTCAATGTATAAACAGCTCAAAGAGCTTACAGGTAAAAAAGTAGATTATGAGCTGAGCAAAGAGGACTATTATAAAACAATTCGGTTTCTTCTTGAACGCTCCAAAGGAGAGCTAAATAAAATCATGGCTGACGCAAACAGAGAAGATAGCACTACTCCTATTTGGGTGTGCAATATTATCAGTGCAATCTTCACAGATATTCGCTTTGGTCGGACTTCAACGGTTGAAATGATATTCGATAGAATTTTTGGCAAAGCAGCCCAACCGATAGAAGGGGATATAAACGCTAATGTGTCTGGTGGACTGGAGCCGGATCTATCCAAACTTTCAACCGAAGATCTTTTGGTTTATCATGGACTATTGGAAAAGATGAATGGCAAAAAATAAAAACATACAAATACCAATGGCTCTTGCAGTCAAAATAGAGCTGTTTAAACGTGGCTGTTTTGACTTCATTACTGTTAAGGATGGAAAGAAACACGAAAAGCAGGAAAAGGCTTTGCAGATCCTTACAGACAATGAGCACGCAGAGTTTTTGTATGGTGGTGGTGCTGGTGGTGCTAAGTCGTGGACTGGTGCTGCCTGGCTTCTTTTTATGTGCCTTTGTTATCCAGGTTCCAAATGGTTTATTGGTCGAGCTGAGTTAAAGCGTATTACCCAATCTACCTTAATAACGTTCTATAAGGTTTGTAACCAATACGGAGTAGAAGATACTTTGTACAAATACAATGGGCAGTATAACTATATAGAGTTTTACAACGGATCCCGTATAGATTTGCTGGATTTGATGTATAAGCCTGGAGATCCTTTTTATGAAAGATACGGATCTATAGAATATACTGGCGGTTGGATAGAAGAAGGTGGAGAAGTAAACTTCGGTGCTTATGACACTCTTAAAACTCGTGTAGGTCGCCACTTGAATAATGAGTTAGGGTTAAAACGAAAGTTGTTTATCACGTGTAACCCTAAAAAGAACTGGATGTATGATACCTTTTACACTCCATTCAAGAAAGGCATATTGCCTGAGTATATGTACTATCTGGGTTGTTTGGTACAAGAAAACCCCTTCATAGATCCAGACTACATAGAAGGTTTGAGAACAACCAAAGATAAGGTTAAAAGAGAACGTTTGCTAAAAGGTAATTGGGAGTATGACGACAACCCCAATGCGCTTTGTTCTCACGATGCGATCACAGCCATTTTTAATAATCTGCTATCAATAACCACTGGGAAGAACTATATAACAGCAGATATAGCCCGATTTGGATCCGATTACGCCCGGATTTGCGTTTGGGATGGTTATACGATCATAGACTTAAAATGCTTTCCACTAAGTAAAACTACGGACATACAGAAATGTATTCAACACTTCCAGAAAAAATACAGAATACCTAAATGGCGGTGTATCGCTGATGAGGACGGTGTAGGTGGTGGCGTGGTGGATAATTGCGACATACAAGGCTTTGTAAATAACAGTCGTGCTTTAAAGGATGAGAACTACCAGAACTTGCAAACACAATGCGGTTACAAGCTGGCAGAACACATAAACGCCTCAGAGATTGGGATCAATGAGGAACTGTTAAGCTCGGCAGACAAAGAGCAAATTATCCTTGAACTGGAGCAGTTGCAAACATGGGATGTGGACGGAGAAGGCAAATTAAAGCTAAAACCGAAAGAGGAAATCAAGCAGGAAATTAGATGTTCTCCAGACTGGCGAGATGTGTTTTTAATGCGCTGTTGGTTTGACTATAACGAGTATGATATACCAGATGATATAGAAGCAAGATTAGGAGTTATTTAAAAATTTGAATTATGGGATTTTTTAATGTTATCAAGAATGAGGTAAAAGCTGCTGTAGGTTATCAACAGAATTTTACAGCTTTGTTGGAGGCTAAGGATATTTCAAGAGCCTTAAACTATATGCAAGATCGCTCCGGCTTTGCTGAAAAAGCCTTGCTGGAGTACAAGGTAGAAAACCATGAGGTTATGAAAAGGCAGGATAAAGCCGTTTATGATAAGAAAGGGAATTTTCTTAGATGGCAAAAGCGTTGGAAAATTCCTATCCCCTATCAGTCTTTCATCAATGAAATTGCGCTTGTTTTCTTATATGGTAGACCCGTAAAATGGACGCAAAGAAGCAAAGGTACTGATTATGCTTTTGAGCAATATATAAAACTGCTGGAGCATTTACGCTTCAACGCCAATGTAAGAGAGGCTAAACGTGTTGCTGGTGCTGAGGGTACTTCCGCTATGCTATTTCATGTGTTCCGAAATAAAGAAGGAAAACCAGATGTATTATTGAATGTGTTATCTAAACAAAACGGTGATGATATTTACCTTATCAAAGATCAGTATAAGCGTATGACTGCTTTTGCTTGGGGGTATTATCTGAATGAATCCGGCAATCGGAGCATCTACCATGTGGATATTTACAAAGATGATACGGTTTACTACTGTAAGCGTGTTAGTGTAGGTTGGGAAGTGAAGGCAATCCCTAATGTGATAGGGAAAATTCCCGTTATCCTCTTTGAACAAGAGTTAGAGCATGAAGGAACACAGCCCATGATACACCGTGTAGAAAGCATGGAATCAACAGATGCAGATGTAAATGATAGATTTGCTAACCCGGCAATGGTAGCAACCGCAGAAGTGCTTAACAGCTTGCCTAAAGCAGAAGAAGAGGCAAAACTATTCATTCTAAAGGAGGGTGGCAAGGTTGAATATCTTACATGGGATCAGGCTTCACAAAGCAAGGCAAATGAATACGAACGGCTGGATAAGCATATTCTTTCAAAATCTTTTACTCCTAACATAGATTTTGACAATATGAAGAGTTTGGGCAATCTGTCTGCTAAAGCTATCAGAAAAGTAATGCTGCTTGCAGTGATTAAGGCTGAGAAACGAAAGGAAACCCACGATAATTACATGAATAGAACGGGTAATTTGCTACGTGCTATTCTTGGTAATGTTTTGGACTACCAACACAAAGCCGAATATGAAGCATTACAGTTAGGGCATGAGTTTCAAGAACCATTCGGTGAAGATGTGAGCGATATTCTTGCTGATATATCAAAGCAGTATAACGATGGAGCGATAAGCCGACAAACTTATGTGGAAATGAGCTACCTTATCAAAGATGCAAAAACGGAAATTGAGCGTTTGAAGCAGGAAGATTTAGAAGCCATAGCTAAACAGCAGGAGTTAAACAGAATAGATGTGTTCGGTGGAGGTGAATAATGGCAAAGAAAGTAAAACCATCAGAAACAAAGTACCATTGTAGGGATTGCAAGCACTCTTACGACTGGCACGAGAAGGATTATAAAGGTGAGTTCTTCCTTTGTCGGTGTCCTTTCTTCAAATACTCTAAATTCTTAAACAAAGATCACTGTGAACACTTTGAGTTAAAGCGCAATGGCAAAAACTAAATACGTCAATTCCACGCAGCTACAAAAAGAGCTGTTTAAACGTACAGAAGGGTACGCAGCTAATGTACGTGCGATTTATCAAAACTACTTACTCCAGATTATTAACCTGGTAAAAGGTACGGAGTTGGAAGAAGGTAAACCGTTCTCTTTCTCCGAATATGGCTATAGTGATGAGGCTACAGCCATATTTAGAGAAATGTACAGCCGTTTGTATCAAGAAATAAGGAATGACGTGCAAAATGAATGGCTGCTTTCCAACCAACATAACGATGAGCTGGTAAAAAGTGTGTTCGGTGAAAACTCTATCAATGATAACCACTTTGCCCGATTCTTTAAGCGCAATATGGAGGCTATGGACGCTTTCTTTGCTCGGAAAACTGGAGAAGAAGGGCTAAGCCTATCGCAAAAGGTATGGAGGTACACAGGACAATTTAAAGAAGAGCTTGAAAACTGCTTGGATTTGGCTATAGGAGAGGGTACAGGAGCCAACAAGTTAGCTTCCAAAATACAGACCTACCTACAAGATCCTGATCGCTTTTACAGAAGATTCAGAATAAAGGTCGGTGAGGATGAAAACGGAAATACTGTGTATGGTCGTGTATGGAAACGTAGGGTATATGATAAAGAAACCGAAAGTTATAAATGGGTAGATGATAACCCAAAGAAATATCATCCTGGACGTGGTGTATATAGATCTTCATACCGTAATGCCCAACGTTTGGCACGTACAGAAACCAATATAGCCTACAGAACTGCTGATTTTGAACGATGGGGGCAATTAGATTTTATAATTGGCTATGAAATCAAGCTGTCAAACAACCACCCATGCCATGATATTTGCGATGAGCTTGCTGGCAAATATCCCAAAACGTTTAAATGGACTGGTTGGCATCCGAATTGTCGGTGCTACATGATCCCTATTTTAGCTGGTGAAGATGATATAGAGGATATGCTTAACAAGATCCTGGCTGGAGAAGATGAAGAAATAAGCAAGAAAGGGCAAATAACGGAGTTTCCAGATGAATTTGTGCAATGGGTAAAGGATAACGAAGATCGCATGAATGAAGCCAAAACAAAAGGCACTCTACCCTATTTTGTCAAGGATAACTATACGGATATAGAAGAAATCTTGCATCCTCTCACACCTGAGCAAAAACACTACAAAGGGCTGGTTGCCCAATATGGGGAAGAAAACGTACAAAAGCTATATGAGGCTTTCGATTCATTCAAAGCCAAAATCTCTACTGGTGATTTGGAGTATCAAATCAAGAAGCTAAAGTTTGAGGCTAATTGGGTTGAGGAAAAGAATAAATTCCCGACTTCTCCCGAAATGGTGAAAATGCTTAAAAAAGAGCTGGCTATAGTTGAGGCAAAATTTCAATACCAACAAGCCGTAAATGCTGCCAAGCCTATTTTGAACTATAAAAGCAAGAGTAAACCGTTAAACTTGATTCTGGCAGAACTGAATGAGGCTATAGCCAATGAAGCGACTGCAAATGAGATACAAGCCTTGACAGCAAAAGCAACTGCCAAAATACAAGAGATAGAAAAGGCTCGGCTCGCAAAGCTGGTTAAACAAGGTGCAGACGGATCCACTTTGGATCTTTACGCAACAGAAAAAGAAAAGCAGGAAATAGCAAGGCTCCAATCTGAATATGATAAGGCTATGGATCTATACGGCAGTCAGTGGAATAGTGAAGTAAGTGCTTGTTATGTCCGGCTTGCTGATTATAAAAAGGAGTTGGCTTTAAAATATGTGTCAAAACAAGGCAAGCTGGTTAAGCTGAATGGAGAAACTGAGGAATTGGCAAAAAAAGCACTGGAAGAGTATATAAATGCGCCAGTTAATCATAGTGCTAATAACGCCATCGGTGGACGCTGGCAGAACTATAGTAGTGAAGCTGGAGCAATGGAGCGTTATAGCAAAAAAACGGGTATATCCGTAGATGAGCTTGCTTTGATAAACCGCTATACATACGGCTCCAAGTGGTGTAATAATTACGGTTATGGTATTGTAGATCCGTACTTTGGCAAAATACAAGATTATGGGGGATTATGCCAAAAATATTATCCGGCTTGTAATGCTGCCTTAGAAAAAATGCCTCGCTATAATGGTACTGTATTCTCTGGTATCTGCTTTGACGCTATGAAGCTGGATAAGTATATTCAAGAAATGAAAGCGTGTCTATCATCCGGGCAACCCTATGTAAACAAAGCCTTCATGTCCTCTACTACCAATATTGATAGAACTGCTATCTTTGGAGATAATCTAATGCTGGTTATCAAAAGTAAGAAGGGTGTAGATGTAAAAGCCATTTCCCATTATGCAAGTGAAGATGAAATTGTGTTTCGTGCCGGATCCCGTTTTAAGGTGCTGAATGTTTATCAGGAAGAAACACGAAAATACGGCTTTGGAAAAGGCTGGGTAGTTGAGCTGGAAGAGATATAAGAAAGAGCCATTACCAACGCTGGCAATGGCTCTGAACTGCCTAAAGCAGCTATCATCAGCTCTCAACAGATGAAAACATATTATTATCCCCTATCAGATTGCAAATAAAGCGTTTTCCGGCATCCGTCCAAACAGTTGTGAACATATTGCTTATTCTACCGTCCTTTTTGTTGTAACAAAGTGCTTTTGTCGTGATGTAACCTTTGGTATGAAACGCTGGGGATAGTAACCACTGGTTTTGTTGTCTATAAAGCACTCCTTTTTCTGAAAGCAAACGATTCAATTTGCAAGCACTCATATTTAATAATTTGGCTATTTCAGTGGTAGTATAAGTACGTTCACTGAGCAAAATGTTATCGGCATACTCAACTTTTGGGGCTTGTGCCTCCAGTCGCTCCATTTGCTTAAAATTCTCCTTTAGTAATTTACGGTGTTGCACCTCATAAGCCTTATTTCGTACCTCCAGATCCTTCACCTTTCTACGCTCATCCTTCAAAGCCGTTAATAGCTTTATGGCATTTTCGGGATCGGCTAATATGGAATCAATGGTTTGTGTGGTTGCAGTCATTCCATACCTCATTAACTCCTTTATCCGATCATTGCACCAAATAGCAAACTGAGGACTGAGCCAACGGGCAAACTCCAAAGCTACATCTTCGTGAAACCATGTGCCAGGATTGTTACCGCCTTTTGTAACTCTCACTAAATCAGCCAAAGCAAGATTTCTTGCTTTGGATAAAGCTCTTAAAAATTCATTCGTTTGTTGATTGTTAAGCCAAAACTGAGGACGTTTAGCATTATCAAACGGCTTAGCCATTTGCGTAGCATTTACCATTGTAACCCTTCCTATCTGGAATGTGATAGGGCTACCGTTGTATTGAAACACCTGATTATCCATAAATAGCCTCCTTTGTTCTTGTTTGCATTTCTAATTGAGCTGTAAGCCGTCCTATCTCTCTGTTTAATCGCTCTATGATCTCGTTCTTTTCTACGAGCATGGAGTAAGGAACTAACTTTTTCTCATTGATAAACCGGGCTACTTCTTTTGCTACATAAGAAGGAAGCTTGGCAGGATTAGATTCACTCGTTAAGTGAGTGTTACTCGTTTGGCTGGTACTGTTATTCGCAGACAAACTTTTACTCTGGTTACGCATTTTATTAAAAGTTTGTAGCGGTGAAAAAAACGGTTTTCACCTTTCCCGTTGCGTTACACCAGAGTAGGCAGTGGGCGCATTAACGCTCCACACGGGGGTATGAAAACCGCTATATTATATAGGCGAGGTCAAGCACAAAAAATACCTGGCAACATGTTTGGCAGGCTTCCCTACCTACTCTAAATGTAACGCACTACAAACATAGTGCTTTAGTTCGATATTGGCAAACATTTTATTTATAAAGTTCTGTGTTATAATGATTTTGGTGTATATAAACACCGCTTTATAAGTATTTTTTTAGTTTATTAAGCCTATCCTCATACTCTCGGTATGATCCGAATACCTCTAAGGCTTTATGAATAACCCTTCCTTCATTTTCGTAATCTTTAGCCTTATGATATAGTACCATGAGCCTTTTAAAAGCATGGTGGGCAGGATAACCCAACTCTATATTTTCCTCATATACCCTAATAGCTGATTTAACTTTACCAGCTCTCTCATAAGCAATACCACGATTATTTAATTTGGCACATTTATTCAGAGCTTTTGCTTTCTCTTCATACTCGTACTTCTGGTTAAGGGCTTCTTGGTATTCAAATTTGGATAACTCTACAAACTTATCTCCATTTAAAATAGCAGATAGTACACGTTCTGTTATAGCCTGGTAAGCGATCCCCAGCTTTTGAGCCTCTTTAATCGGTACTCTCATAAAAATGCTATTTCAATTCAACAACATCGAACCACTCAATTCCTCTCCAATGAAATCGCTTAGTAACTTCATCCCAATTCGCGCCACAAATATATAAAGTTATATCCTCTGTATTAAGCCCATCAAAAGAAATAATATTAGTCGTTATCGGCATGGGTGCCCCCAATGTTATTTCTTTTAAATTATCGCAAGAATAAAAAACTTTAGAATCTATTTCGGTAACACATGGAAAAGAAACTTTTTCAAGCAAATCACAACCACTAAAGATTTCATCTGCTAAGTTTGTTAGCTTTGGCATATCTATTTTTGCCAATTTATCACAAGCAACAAAGGCTTCATCATCAGAAGTTTTCAATTTGGGAAGTGATATACTGGAAAGATTATCGCATACCCGGAACGATTCTTTACCTATTTTTTCAACGAGTGGTAAATTAACACTAATAAGATTTTCACAAAACATAAAAGCACGATCTTCTACAATCGTTGCATTAGGGGCTTCAAATGATTTCAACCACTGATTTGTATTCCATGCTATGCCATCATTATAGGCAAAGATACCACCTTTTACTGTTTTTGTATCACTCAAAACTATTTTCTCAATAGAAGGCAATACCTCATTAATCGTTTTTAAAGTATTCCAATCGTCATTAGTCAACTCACCAGATACAATAATAGATTTTGCTGTTTGTTTATCAGAAATAGCCTCTATCGCTTTCTCTACATTTCCCTTGTTGCCTGATTCTGGTACATTATTTTCGTTATCAGAACAACCAGTTATCAACAATACAATAACTAAACTTAATAATAAATTTTTCATATCGTGCAATTTATAGGTTAATAATCCATTAAAAATGGCTACCCATAAACCCACAAAAAAACGTGGGCTTACCCTGTACGATCAAGAAGCCGACCAAAGCTCACAAACCTATACAAAAGTAATGCCCACGCTACACGGCATGGGCATTAGCTTATTGTTACTTTGAGGTTTGTTTATGAAATTGGTCGTTTCTTGATCCTCACAACAATAGCCAATGCTATATTAGTTCATATTTTATTTCTAACTGCAAATATAGTTCTATTTGTGAGAAATTTAATCCGTTTATGTTATTAATTTAGGCACGACACAAAAAAGAGGAAGGTTTTACACCTCCCTCTTACCTGTTTCAAACGATTTTTCCCAGTTGGTTGTATCTCCTTCTGGATTCGGGCTTTTACCTGGTAAATGCTCTGATAATAGTTGCTCTTTCCATTCCTTGTACGCTTCATCTAAAGGCTTTTTTGTGTCGCAAGCATCCAAGTAGGAATAATGAAACTCCTTCTCATACTCCCAAAAAGAAGCTGCCAAAGGGTGAAAAGTATCACTTTTATACGGATTCTCTTTTTCTCCTTTGTACCAATGGTAATTTGAATAATCTTCCGTTATGCCAGAAAAAAATCCGGCTTTGTTCCAGTTATCAGCCATCTTATTTATTGTTTAAGTTATGATAGAAGTTACCTATAACATCAAGCATATCAGTAGGCAACAAATTGAATACATGATCTACTATTTCTTCAGGGATCTCATAGATAGCTGCTGCCATAGATCCTACAATAGCACCGATAGTGTCGCTATCACCTCCCCACGAAATAGCCTTCCTTATTGCATCCTCAAAAGAATTACTGGAAATGATAATTTTCAAGCAAATAGGTACAGTTCCCTGGCAAGTTTCATCAAATACCCCAGCGTAATAGTTTCCGATCATAAACATAGGATAGTACGTTTGCATTTCGTTTTCAAGCCCGGATAGGTTTTTGGTAGTGCGCAAATAGTAAATAGCGTGCGCAATCGCTACAGCTCCTTTTATACCTTCCGGGTGGTTATGGGTTACGATAGCGGTTTCTTCCGCTTCTTTCTTCACTCTATATAAGTCGTCAAAGAACCAAGCTACGGGGCTAACCCTCATTGCAGAACCGTTACCGAAGCTATTATATGGTTGTGGTGTATCTGAGGCTATCCAACGTGCAAAGCTGTTTCCGTATGCTCCTTTAGGGTTTGGATATTTTCTACACCATTTCAGTAACGTATCTTCGTAGTGTTCCCCATTGTTGATAGCGTCCGCAATAGCAATAGTACAAATCGTATCATCTGTAAAAGTGCTTTCTTCCGTAAACAACTCAAAGTTATAATTATCCGTATTGTTAAACTCAAATCGTGAGCCTACAATGTCACCTATTATTGCACCTAACATTGTTATTCCTCCAACTCTGTTATTATGGTTTGCTTTATTTTTTTTATCTCGGATCCAGGGAATTTTACAGCTTCTTTTTCTGCAAGTTCTCTATAGCGGAAAAGGTGTACATCATCAAATGTACTGAGGTAATAGCTTGTAAATTGTGGCTCACTCCATTCACTCACATATTGATCTCCACATTGAATACAGAACTCATGTCTTATCCTCTCTTTTTTCATAAACTACCTCCTTTTTTAAAATTACCTCTAAAAGTTTTTTTTCGCTTAATAAATCCCATACGGATTGTACAATACTTGTTTTGATACTCAACCCGACTTAGATCTACGTTCCAAAGACTTTCTTTCTTGATACCTATTTGTTCCTCTGAAAGCTCGTCAAAGATCGCAGCAATAGAGCCGAAATAGAAGTGTCTTTTTCCATTGTACGGCTCTCTCAATTCTACATGAATAACTTTCGGTAATTTCATAACGATTTATTTTATTGGCACATCTAACAAAACATATTGAGGACACTCGCCATTAATAAAATCAATCGCCAAAGCAGCAATAGCACGACTTTGTACGCTGCTCAATGCCTCTAATTTGGCGTTGCTTATGTTACCAGTTTTATTCTTTAGGATCTCTATCGCTTTTTGATAGCCTTCTATTACAGAGGCATTTTCAGGAATAGCCATTCTCGGATTTGCTAACTTGCTTTCGAGTTTAGCGATTGTTTCTATAATCTCTTTGTCAGTTCTCATAATACAAATATAGTTTATTCTATTAAGTATAACAAATAAAATACTACTTCTTTTTACTTAGTAAAGTAACGTGCCGTTTTAGTTCTTTATGTAGATACTTGTTTTCGCTCTGTAGCTCTTTTATGATAGAATTACGCTTTTCAAGTTCTTTGTTATATCGTTCACGTTCAAATTGAGCAAACGTAAGATCCTCATTCCTACAAGTACAATCCCGTATATCATTGCTTAAAACAACAGCCCAACAACAAGGTATTAAGACTTTGCCAGCTTGCTTATCGTATATGTAATGGCACTTACTCATTGGGTATTAAGTCTTTGATATAAGCCCATCTTTTCCAGCCCAGCATTTGACTTTTTGCAAATACTTTATACTGCCAAATACTACCATCTTCTTTTTCAACTAATACAATAGTATTTACATCTGGAACTTCCGTTTTTGAATTATGCCACACGCTGTTAATGCGCCATTCTGCACCGTGATAAAATCCTTTGTACAGAGGAATTCTGTCAATATCGCTTATCTCGTACTCTTTATTGGCAAATTCATCTGCCACTTTTTCAATATCTTCTCGTTTCATTCTTCAACTCCTTTCGGTTTGTTTATGGGTTTCCAGTGGGTTATCCTATATTCGTTGGCAATATCTGTTATTCGTTCCAAATAGTCCTCTGCCCAACCAAATTCCCCCCAAGTAGATGTTAGGTAATCAGTGTACCATTCGCCATCATCTAAATTCTGATATTCCACACGAAGGATGCAATTTGTTCCGATTTCCGGCATAGCTTCCGTATCATCTTTACACTCGTGCCAGTTCTCAAACTCATTAAACCGTCTTGCGATCTCTTCACAAAGAATGTTTGAGCTTTCCACATCGCCTAAATGAATTTCGGCTATTTGGTAATTCATCCCGTCCTTTATACAAAGTTCTGCATCCAATTCATCTGCACCAAACAAGCGTTTTCCTCGTGCTGGTAGGCAAATAAGTTTCAATGTGTCAGTATCTAACTCACCTTTGGCGTATGTCCAATTCAATTTAATTTTCATTTTATACCTCCTTTTGCTTTTGTTGCAGCCATTTTACACCTTTTTTAAATCCTTCTACAAACGCATCTGAGCAAACCCTTTGTATTTCGGGTAAACAAACACCTCTACTTCGATTTAGAGGACACGTAGCGCAAGCCTGGCTTCGTCCGTTGGCTTGCTTTGCTGCTTTAGTTATTCCTTTCATAATTTCGACAACCATTGTTCATAAATACGTGTGGCTATCTGAGCCATCATTACGGGTGGAACACTCATACCACAAATGTAGTGTGGCGATAAACCACAAAAATTATAATCTTGTGGGAACGTGGATATATTACATACCTCAGAAGTGGATAGATAGACGGGCTGCTTAAATGGTATCAATGAATCCAGGTGTGCAGACAATGTATAACAAACTCTATCTTCATAACAGAACTGCTGGTTAAAAAAGCCACGTTTACCAGTGAGTTTTTTATAGGCTTCCGATAGTGCTATATCCCCTTGTTCCCTGAGTTCAAAAAGTTCTCTCATTCTGCCTTCATAGGCTCTTCCTTTATAATCCGCAAAAGCACCATATACTATAGGATCCTCGTTAAACTCCATGTTTATATATGGCTCTACGTTAAACAGATTAGATACCTTCAAAAAATTGATCCCTAAATCATGTCTAATGCAAATAAAGAAGATCCGTTCTCTTTTCTGAGGAACACCCATTTTTGACGCATCAAGAAGGAAATGCTGACAATAATAGCCAGCGTTATCAAAATCTTTATATATGCGCCTAACATAGTCTATTGCACTTCCCATAAGTAAACCTTTCACATTTTCGGCTACTACAACTTTTGGTTGTAATACCCTTGCTAAAGCTATGAAATCAAAGAAAAGCGTATCAAGAACTTGTGCAGATTGCCCCTCTCTGAATTTCTTTTCTTTACCCCAATCCTTTTCACGATTTCCGGCAATGGAGAAGGTGGAGCATGGGGGAGAACCGTCCAAAATATCCAAATTGTAAAGATCGGGCGGTAGCTCTCTCTCTCTCTCTCTCAATGTTCGTATATCTTCCAAAAAATTATATCGGGGTGAGTGGTTAGCCACATAGCACCGATTAACCTTTGCGTCTATCTCATTGCAGCCAATTACATCAAATCCGGCTAACTTGTAACCCATTGTAGAGCCACCACCACACGCAAAGCAAGAGAATACTTTGCCTTTATCTTTCGTGAATTTGGCTTCTGAAAGCCTCCAATTATAGGGGAATTTATGTTTTTGCATTTCCATATTATTGAATATTTTGATTTATGTAGTTCACAATCTTTTCCAACTTGCTTGAAGCAAACAAACGATTATTAAGTTTTCGCTTGCCTTCTTTCCATTCGTGGAATAATTGGTAATATGGTGGATTGAGTGTACGGTCAATCTTTATGCAATACCAATTAGTGGCGTATTCAGTTCTCAGGTTTTCTATATATTCGTCTGAATCTTCTGAATCAGTTACAAAAACCATTTTGTCAGTAGAAAGTATCATAAGTCGTTTAACGTTTATCAGTAGGTACTTTTTTACTCGGTGAACGCTTTACAATTATGGGAGAAGAAAGCATTATCTTAAAATACTTAGTACCATCGACTGTAATAGGCTCCTTCTCCATAAGGAAGGAAGCGTTATCCTTTACTTTTGCACAATCAAGTATCTTATTACTTAGGAACTTATTCATAAAGCGAATACCGCCTTTGTCGTACTTGATAGAAAAACCTTGTTCACTATCAGTTTTGCAAATAAACCAGTCCTTTGTATTTTCTTCATCATTGGCAAACTGAACTTTATCTATATCCTTAATGCCTAATTCAGCAGCAAAAGACTTAGAAATGTAGATCATACCATTTTCACGATTAAATCTCAAAGTCCTTTCTCCGTTGCGTTGTCCTACTGGCTGGCTGTTTTGTTTATTGTATATTACAAGTTTCATAATTGGTAAATTTTAATATTATACGATTGCTATACATGAATATCGGTTTACAAAACTTATATTACTTCGGATAGCATTATTTATTGAATTGATTTTACGGTATATGGTGCTTACTGAAACACCCGTATAATCTGAAAGATCCTTATAAGAGCACCCGGTATCATAAACTTTTAACTTAAATAGCCTATAATCATTTTTCGGGTATTTATGCTTAATGAAGGAAAGAATATCTTTTGCAAGTTTATCCGGCTCTACAAGCTCCTCAACCGATAAACCTTCTTCCATACTTATTAACTGGAAAAATATCTCATTAGGTCTGTAGTATCGGTTTTCTTTAGCTATGTTCCGAAGCCTGGCTCTTTTATAAATTCCCCAAAATAAAGGCTCAAAGTCTATTATTGGCAAGTCTATAAATAGTAGATCCTTTCTCAGAAGCAAATAAGTATCGTGAAAAACGTCCTCATTTAGCTGCCATCCTAAGATACTTCGCAACCGTTTATAATTGAAAGAAAACCAGTAATCAAACCTCAAAACATTGCTTTTCATATCTCTATTGGCTTATACATACGTTTATAGGCACGATTAATTTATAAGTCGCTCCATTGGGGAAACCGTCTTTTATGGCTTCTTCAATCTCGCTGGCTGATGGTACACTTATTCGTTTCCCAAATTCAATTTTGCCCAAGCGTTTTCCCTTGTGATCGAAAATTATATATGTGTATTCATTCATAGGGCTATAATTATTTATTGGGGTAAATTGGGCGTATCACTTCCAGCGTGTCCGCACGAACAATAGCAATACGTTGGTAATATTTCTCACAAGCAGCTTTAAAACCACCACACCAAGCGGTTTTCTTCTCATAATTATCTACTATGTCCTTTTCTGCTTTATCCAGATCAATAATAGGATAAGCCATGCCGATACGGATCTGATCGTTTGTATCATGCTGTAAAACCCTGATGTTGATTAAGTTTTTCATATCCGATGTTGCATTATGTGGGGCTTTAGCTCCACTGGTTATTATTTATTGATAACTGTTATAAATTTACATTTAGCCCAAAGTGATAAGTCGTTACTTTTCATGTATGCCTTATTTTGGACTTCTATTGATTTAGCTTGTTGCTCGCTAATCTCTTTTCCTTGTAAATAATACTTTTTCATTCCGGTGTTGCATTGCGTAGAGGATTGCTCCACTACTGGTTATGTTTATATAGTAAATTCACGTTTGAAGTCTTCATCATCTTTAATGTATTCGCTCAATGCAGATAATAGCCCACGTTTACTTCCACATTTTGCAATACTGAATAACCCGTTATTCTTCTGCTCATCTGTTGCGATGAAGATGTAGCCATCTTTAACCTCTGGCTTGAATGGCTTAATTTGCGATTTTAATTTTTTGAAATTGATAGCCATATCTTACTTTCTTAAAATTTCATCAAGTAGTTTCTTATCGGCATCCCAAAGATTGTACCCTTTGGCGATCTTTCTTCTTAGATACTCTTTTTCCCCGATCATGGCGATTGCCTTTTCTCTCAAATCTGATGCGCTCCACTTTTCAGCTTGATCTATCAGAAGGTTTGTAAGGCACTTTCTTTCTTCGTAAAGTTCACGTACTAATACTGTCTTTCGCTCTATCTCTTTTAGGGCTGTTGGGTTCTCCATCCACAACTTACAAAAAGCGTCTTTATCAAGGTCTGTATTCATGTAGCACTCTTCTACTTCCGTATAACCATCTGCCGATAGTTTTAAACCCGTTCTTTCTTCAAATTCTTTCTGTGTCATATCTGAATGTATTTAGTTTTATATTCTTTTCGTGTAACTGTTTTTATTACGTTGCAAATATATGCAACATTGGTAATATCACCAAATGAAATAGGTAATATTTTTGAGTAATATTACCAATATTTACCAAATAAAACATAGAAATATTATCATTATCAGATATATAGCTTTTCAAAAACACTGCAAAATAATTTCAGAAAAAGCATTTTTTAACATTGTGAAAATGTATGCTTTTTGATTTATTCTACTTATTAAAATAGATATTTTAGGATTATAGCTCTGATTTTGAAGAAAACAAGTATAAAAAACATCGGTGTATATATACACCGTTATTGAAAATATTACCTACATTTGCAGTATAACTAAAGTAATATTGATATGAATAAGACACTCTTTAAGAAAGTCAAAGACTTATGTAAGGACACTGGTTTATCAGAGAAGTACCTTACTGCGATAACCGAAAAAATGGGTGGCAGCATTGAGGATGATTCTACTGATGAAGCGGAAATCGAAAAAGTAGCAAACCAAATAGCGGATGTGGCAAAAGAAAGTCAAGGAGAAGCTACCAGGTGGGCTAACAAAGCGAAGGAACCAAAGGAGCCAAAAGAACCGAAGGAACCCAAAGAACCTAAAGAACCGAAGGAGCCAAAGGAACCTGATAACGATCCAAACAAACGGATCTCCGAACTTCAAGCGGAAATGGATAAAATGAAACAAGAGCAAGCTAAGAAAGATCGTGAAACAGCCGTTCAAGCAGCTCTTAACAAGCATGGTATTCCCGAATGGAGAAGAAAAGGTTTGGTTATTCCTGATGAAGAGGATCCAGATGCTTATTGCGCTGGTCTGAAACAAGACTTAATAACTCAAAACCTTATTTCGGAAGATCCAGAGAGTGTAAAAACAGCAAACGCAAAGAATGTTGAAGAGGCTTCTGATGCGTTGCTGGAATCAATTATCGTTAAATAAATCATTTTACAATGAAACGAACAAAAATTTCATTTGTCGGTGAAAAACCGATTTTCACAGGCAGTCCGCAAATTGTACCAGGCGGTTTTAATCTGGATCGGGAGAAACAGCGTTTTTCTGTAGGTGATATTATCCCTGCTGGAACACTCGCTATTTTCGATGAAGTTACAAGAAAGGTACAGATTGTAAAAACAGCGAAGGTTAAAGCTATCGGCACAAAGGATAAGAAAGTTATCACTTTGTATTCAAATGGCTATTGTTCACCCTGCTTTTCTGTTGGAGATAAGCTGTTACAAGCTAAATCCGTTAGTGGAACTTTTGAAGGTGCTCCTTCTATTGTATCTATTGAAAAGCCTGGTGTGTCAAACGCTCCGTATGTAATTACACTTTCTGCTGAGATCTCAGGTTTGGCAGTAGATGATGTGCTTGTAGAGGTTGTTGAAAGCTCTACTAATGCTGCTGTTATTGGTGAACCTAACTCTTTAACAATCGAAGAAGTTACTGTAAAAGAGTTTGAAACAGCCATAGATGTTACAGAGGACACTATGCAATATGCTGTAATGGAAAGACGTGTTTTGCCTATTCCCGACAGCATGAAGGATAGCACGAAACGCTATTTAAAAGCGAACTCTCACATTCGATTGTCGCAAACTTATTAAAAGGAGGTGCTAAATGAAATCTATTTATTCAACTTTTACTGGTTTGTTTAAAGATGGCAAACCTATTGATTTTCTCGCAACGTGGAAAAAGACACTGGATAAGGCTTCAGAACGTGAAGTAGCATTGTTCCAGAAAACTTATTCGGATGAGTGGTTTGATTGGGAGGCTCCGCAACTCTCTTTGAGAGCTGAGGGTATTATGGGCAAATATCATTTGCGTGTGATGGCAACCCTGATCGGTGATGAATCCCCCACTCCGTTAAGACGTTCTGACGGTTTTGATATTTGGAATGAAGAAATTCCACGTGTCGGACATAAGTTCTTTATGAAGGCTTCCACTTACCGCAAGTTGCTGGAAGTTTATAAATCTCCGTTCTTGAAAGACGGTCAAAAGGTTAAGCAGATTGAAAAGACTTTGCGTAACGATGTGGAAAACGCTTATCTGGGCTGCAAAGATACTGCTGATTTTATGATTCTGAAAGCTATATCAAACTTCGGTGTTTGTCGTTTCATTCCTTCTATCAACAACCCTGGTGGACGTGAGTTTGAAATTGATTACCTGATGGATGAAGCTAACAAACTCGTTTCAGCCTTATTGTGGAATGACGCTAACTCAAAAGATGGCAAGTTGGATATTATTCTAACTCTTACCATGATCGTTACCTTGTTCAAAAACAAAGGTGTCGTATTTGAAGAGTTACTGATGGCTCCTGAACTGCTTGCATTTATCCGAAGAGATATTACAATTCGAGAAGCAGCCTACGGTAAGGACAAATCCGGCAAGGTTGTTACTATCCCAGACTTGAACACCTTGTTTGCTGATAACGGTCTGCCTAAAGTTCGTGAGATCACCCGTCTTGTGGGTATTGAAAAGGACGGAGAACGTGAGCCGTTAGATCCCTGGAATCACAATATGATTGTATTTAAACCTGCTGGAAAGATTGGCTTTATCCAGCCTTCTATTGAAGATAACGAGCTGTTTGAAGAGGACAATGTAGATTACATGAACGCTGGTAACGGTATTCGTATAGCCAAATGGCGTACTGGTGAATCTACAGGGCAAAAGGCTGGTGAATATACACAAGGATCTGCCCGTTTGATCCCGGTTATCACTGAAATTAACGGTATTGTCTGCTTGCAAGTTAGAGGCTTTGAAGAGCCGGAAGAAGCAGTAGAGGGAGTAACTTTTTATACGAAAGAACAATTCGATCAGAAGGCAGCAGCAACTTCTTTGGTCGGCTAAAAACGATGCAATATGGTAACATTAAAAGTATTAAAGAAGTTCCAAGACAAGGACAACAAGGAGAAAATCTACCAAGTCGGTGAAACTCTATCAACAAGCGATTTGGATCGTGTAAATAATCTTGTTTCACGAGGAATTTGCAGTATTTCTGCTATCAAGGAGGCTAACAAAGAAGAAAAGAAACCCGAAAAAATTAGCCTTTTTGATAAAGAGTTTGAAATCGGTGCTGTAAAAGGTGCTTTGGCTGAGATTGGCGTTTCAATCAATAAAAATGCTGGCGTTCAAGCAATCACCAACAAGCTCGGTGAACTTACAGAAGAGCAAAACAAGGCTCTTTCTGAAATCTTATGTAAAGAGTAACCTATGACGAATTTAGACGCTATCCGTGCTTTATGCACTAAAATATGTTCCGGCTTCTACCCGGATCAGAATGTACTTGAATTTACCCTTTTGGATAATGGTATAGACCCTTCTAAAAACTTCATCCCCAAAGATGTTGAACTGGTGAAGGCTGCTATTAGTGTCGTTAAGGGAATGACTGAAAACAGCCATTCGGAAAGTGGAATTTCTGACGGGTGGGATGCGGATCGTATTAATAAAAGTATCTCCGCTATTTGTAGGGAGTACAATATAGATAGCTCTGATTTTGTCGAAGAATCTTCTGTATCAGACGGTTCTAACCAATGGTAAGTTATGCAATACAACGGAACAATACAGTATAAGGTTTTATCTGGTGGCGGTTTGGATGGTAACGGTGAGCCGATTATCTCTACCGTATCATGGAGTGAGCCTATACGTTGTCTGTACAAAACAGTAAAGCATAGCAACACAATCTATCAACAAGGTAAGTTTACTGATAAAAGCTATGAGATCCTAATTGAAAGTAGGGATTTTCAAGCTGATACGGTAAAACTTACCAATGATAGAACACAGTTTTTGGGTGAGTTTGAAGTACAGGATATTGAGTTTGTTAATCGCTCAGGAAGAGTAAAGATTACGGTTTGATGGGATTCACGAAGAAAACGCCGGATAGTGCTTTTAGCAACTTTCTTGATGATACCAAGAAAGCCGTTATAGGTAGAGCTATTAAGGCTTTTATCTATGTCGGTGAAGCGTGTCTGAAAGAAGCCCGTTTAAACGGCAACTATACAGACAGAACGGGAAACCTTAGAAACTCTATCGGTTATGCCGTACTTTTTAATGGTGAAGTTATGGAAGAAAGTGCTTTTGCCAACACAAAAGGTGGGCAAAACGGAAAGAAGCATTTGGATAGCTTGAAAAAGAACTATCAAAACGGTATTGTCTTGATTGTATCTACTGGAATGAGTTACGCAGCTTATGTAGAAGCCCGTAATTATAATGTCCTTACTTCTTCCGAACTGCTGGCTAACAAACTTGTACCTCAGATTATGAAACAATTAGGCTTTGAAATGAAATGAATAAGACAGGTGATGAAATAGAGCTGGACGTTTTCAACATTATCACAAACAGCCAACTTGCAAAGGAAATAAAAGGTAACGTTTATCGTGAAGGAACACGAGATCTAAACCCTATGGAAGAGGATATAATTGTATCGTTTCTTACTGGTTTGGATGGGCAGTTTCAAACTGGCTCCGTAACGGTAAATATTTATGTTCCCGACAAAGACAATGGCAGTAAGGTATTGGTTAAAGATGTTGGCAGATGCCGTTATCTGGCACGCAAAGCCGATGAGGTTGTTAGATCCTTGAAACCTACTGATTACAGATTTTCTTTAGGTGCAACAATTAAAAGCTACAAAGCAGAAAAGGTAGCTATGCACTTTGTAAACGTAAAGATCAATTTTGAACTAAAAACATTTTAAGTTATGGGAAACAGTGGTATTACATGGGGTAAACCCTTGGTCGAATTTGGGCTAACTGGTGCTGAAGATGCAGCTCCTTCCAATTTCAAAACAATGCCCACAGCCGAAGAAAATACAGTTCTTCTTACAACTGTAAAAGGAAGTGCGCAAGAATTGTACGGAGAAGGGCATGAACTGGTAGCTCGAAAAATGCAAAAGTCTTATAAGCAGCTTGCTATGAGTGTGTTTATTCCTTCTGGCACAGAGGATCCTATTCCGGAAGAGGACGGAGTTGTAAAAGATGAATATGCAGTACGCCTTACTCCTGAAGATGATACGCTGGATGGATTCATCATGCGTAAATGCTCTGTTGAGGTTGAAGAAGAATGGTCGTCCGCAAAGGGTAAAATGCTAAAATACATCTTTAGCTCATTGAAGCCCAAGACGGGTAAAATGATTGAGAAGTATAAAAAAGCAGAATCATTATCTGTAGGTTAATTGAACTATGAACAAGGAAAAAGACAACATAGAAGGGCTTGTGTCTGATACGATCTTACAAAAGCCGTATTCTATACAGATAGGACAAGAAACATACGAGGTTGCACCTCCTTCTATTGCTACTCTTATCCTTGCCTCTGAACTTATTTCTCAGCTTCCTAAAGTAGAGTTAGATAAAAGCCTGGTTACATTTGAATCGCTCCGTATTGCGAAAGATTGTAAGGTTTTAGGCGATATTGTAGCTACTCTCATTTTAGGAGCTGAGAATATAACTACAGAAGCAACCGTAGTTCAAAAGTCTTTATTCGGTTTGGTACGCACACGCAAAAAGGTTACGATTGATAACAGGGCTGTTTTATCCGATAAGATCTTGAAACAAATTTCACCAAGTAAAGTGAACGCTCTTACCCTTAAAATCATAAACAGGATGGAGATAGGAGATTTTTTCGGGCTTACCGCTTCCCTGATAGAGATAAACCTTCTCAAACCGACAAAAGCAGGGGAAGCGGATCCGAAGGAAACGATAGCATCTGGGCGGTAGTAGCAGGAATGGCAAAGGCTTATAATCTGACTTTTGATTATATCCTATATAAAATGAGTTTTGCCAATGTTCGTCTGTATAATGCGGTTCTGCCTTCTTTCTCAGCAAAGAAGGATGGTAAAAAAGATACTGGCATTATTCTAAATGGTGATGATCCCAATAATCAGGATGCAGTAAATAACGCAATATTTGACGTAAACGAAGATGAATAACAACGAAGGTACAACATGGTGGGCTTTAGGATTGGATAACGCCAAATTTGAAAGCGATGTGGCGAAATCTAACTCTCTTTTCCGAAGCATAGGCAACACAGCCGAAAAGGAAGGTAGCAGGATAGACAATATTTTCCGTAAAATAACGGTTGCTGCAACTGGATTTTTCACGGCTCAACAAGCGTTGGGATATGCTCAGAAGATAGCTCAGGTAAGAGGCGAATACCAACAGTTAGAAGTTGCCTTCAATACAATGTTGGGCAGTAAGGCTAAAGCTGATGCTTTAATGACACAGCTTGTTAATACTGCTGCTAAAACTCCGTTTGATCTCGTTGGTGTGTCAAGTAGCGCAAAACAATTACTTGCTTATGGTATAGCTGCTGACAAAGTGAATGACACTTTGGTACGGTTAGGAAATATCGCTGCTGGCTTATCTATTCCATTACAAGATATAGCCTGGTTATACGGTACAACCATGACACAAGGCAGGCTATATGCTGAGGATCTTAACCAATTTACGGGTAGAGGTATTCCGATGATTCGTGAATTAGCTAAAGAGTTGGGTGTAGCTGAAAATGAAGTTAAGGCTTTGGTTTCCGAAGGAAAGGTAGGATTCCCCGAAGTTCAGAAGGTTATAGAAAACCTTACAAATTCTGGCGGTATGTTCTACAACCTGATGGAAGAACAAAGTAATACTATTACAGGTAAGATCTCCAATATGGAAGATGCTATATCTGTTATGTTTAATGAAATCGGACAAGCGAATGAAGGTATAATCAACTCAATACTGGAAACAGGTATCTCCGCTATAGAGAACTATGAGGAAATAGGCAAAGTTATAGGTGATCTTGTCCTCATGTATGGAACTTATAAGGCTGCAATTATAACTATTTCTGCCTTACAATCATTACAGGCTTCTGGAATAGCTGCTTTAACAGCAAAGGAAGTAATACACTACGGTTGGCTGGTCGCTACCCAAAAAGCACAATTACTTCTAAATAGAACGATAATGGCAAATCCTTACGTTGCTGTTGCTGTCGCTGTTGCAGGTATAGCTACTGCTATGTGGAATTTTCACGATGGTATTACAGAAGCAGAAAAAGCACAGGACAGATTTAATAAAAAGCAAAAAGAAGCTAAGGAGGAGGAAGAAGAGCATAAACGAAAAATAGACCAGCTCGTAGAAAGTTCTCGTAATATAGCTTTATCAGATTTGCAACGAGGGCATAGTCTTTCCGAACTGAGAAAGGAATATCCTAAAATATTTAAACAGTATGATATTGAAAGTATCAAACTGGCTGATATACTCAAACTCAAACAGCAAATCGCAGAAGAAGATTCAAAACGTGCTGTAGAAAAACAAGCCAATGAACTTTCTGAAATTGAAAAAGAGATAACATATTACGAAAATCTTCTGGAATCTCTTTCTGGTCAGCAGGGAGTTGATGGATATGTAAAGAAACTAAAGGAATTGCGTGCAGATCGTGATGTTTTGCTTCAAGAAAAAGGCAAGGGTATTTCCGAGCAATTCATATCTACCTTAAAAGATGTGGATACCAAACAACTTGATTTGTATATGTCCGTTTTGGAAAAAAGAATATCTGGTAAGGGTGAGAATGGTACGATAAAGATGAAACTTCCTATTGATATTCAAGGTACACTTTCTGATGAAGCGGTTTATGATGTCAAACAAATTAAAGCGTTAATAGAATCTGTGAAGAGCGCAAGGGTCAAACTAAGCACTCCCCAAAAAGCAGAATCTCAAAATAAAAAATATTGGGAAAAGCAGAAAAAAGAAGCAACTGAGGCATTAGAGGCTATCAATTCAACGCAAAAAAGGCTGTTAGACGCTGGAAAATTTGAAGGTATTGACGCTGAAACTGTAGCTAATTATAAGAAACAGATAAAACTTTTAAAAGAAGCAGAAAACGAGCTGGAAGTATATTCCTCTTCTTCCAAGAAAGAAAAACAGGAAAATAGTATTCGTAAGCAGAATGAAAAATACAAATTGCTTATGGATAAACAAGCTGTAGAACAATCACGTATGCAAGAAGATCTACAACTAAAGGTAGAGCAATCCCGTATTGACGCAATGCAAGAAGGATCGGCAAGAACTATTGCCCAAATGGAACTTAACCATAAGAAAGAGAAATTGCAGTTGCAACGTGAAAAGGAGGATTATATTCAAAGCATTATTGAAAATGAACGTGAAAAATTTGAAGCCAATCCAGCTAACAAGGGAAAATCTTTTAATTCTGCCAAAGTAGATATTCCCCAGTCAGAACTAAATAAATACAATCTATTATTTTCTGAGCTGAATATAAAGCAGGATAATGAAACAAGAGCCTTTACAAAGGGTATGGTTGAACTGTATCAATCTTATACAGACACACGTATTGCTATAGAAAAGAAATTCAATGAGGATATTGCTACATTGCGAAAGCAGCGTGAGGAATCCATAAAAAAAGGAGATAATTCTACAGCAGAAGCCTTATCACGTAGTATAAGCAAAGCCATTGCAGAAAAGGGGAAAGCGTTAATGAAACACGATTTCGACATTTTGAAGCAGTCGCCCGAATATATACGTGCCTTTGAAGATTTACGCAATACATCTACCAATACCCTTACAGACCTTTTGCGACAGCTTGAACAAGCCAAAGTTACAGCAGCTACGGTACTCAACCCGGAAGATTTACGGGAATACACATCCACGATTCAAAGTATAATGGATGAGTTGGAGCAACGTAATCCGTTTAAAATGCTTGTTGAAAAGAAACAAGAACTTATCGCAGCCGAAAGAGAACTGGCAGAAGCCGAGCGTATTTTTAACCTGGTGAACAAAGGGGGGAAAATCGTTAGTAGTTCCCGTTTTAATGACAAAACCAATAAAATAGAGCTTATTTATCTAAGTGCAGAAGAGGCTCTTAAACGCTATAACGCAGCAAAGGACAAGGCAACCAAGGCAAATAACAGCTTTGTAAAGGCTGAAAATACAGCAGCAAAGACAGTAGAAACCCTTGCTTCTTCTATACAATCCATCGGTGGAAGTATAGGGGGAACTACAGGAGAGATCATTTCTCTAATGGGAGATATTACCTCTTTCGCTTCTACTTGTATGACAGGAATGAGTAATGTTTCCAAAACAGCCAGTGCATCTATTCAAGCAATAGAAAAAGCGTCTGTTATTCTTAATATAATTTCTATTGCAGTTTCACTATTGCAGAAAATAAGTGAACTTGGCAATAACAAGGCTTTTAAACAGTATGAAGAATATGCTGAAAAATTAAAGGAAATAAATGCTTTAACCGATGCAATAAATGAATACCGTATCGCTGCATTGGAAGCTAATCAGGCTGAAAAAAATTGGTTCTCAGAAGATAATTTACGACAATTACGTGATTTTAGAAAAGTACATGATGAAGTTTACAAGGCTTATATAGACAAAGCGTCAGAAGCACAAGCTATCTACCAAAATAAAGGTGGTGGTGGTTGGCTTACTGGTGCTTTTAACTGGGTAATGGGCAATTTGTCCGCTTTGTCATGGTGGGATGAATGGAGAGATATTTGGGGGCAGGGAGATTATGAAAAAGGTCAGACAGCAGCAATCAATAACTTGCGTATTGAAACAAGAAAGAGAAGTAAAGGTTTTCTTGGTTCTGGTATAGGTGGGCACTCTCAGAAAACAGAAGATCTGGTAACATGGGCAAGAAATCAGGGCTTAGGTGAACTGTTTGATGATGAAGGATTGATTAACAAGGAGCTTGCGCAATCACTTATCGACAACTACGGTGATAAACTTGTTGGGCAAACAAAAGAAACTCTTGAAGCTCTGATCGAACTTCGAGAAAAATATGATGAATATTTAGAACAGCTACATGAATATGTAAGTTCGTTATACCAGCCTTTGGTTGATAATTTCGTGGATAGCCTTTGGGATTGGTTGGATAATGGCAAAGACGCTTTGGACAGTTTTAAAGAATATGCTTCTGACACATTCCGAAATATTGTGTCTGATATGTTGCGCTCTATTGTACTTAGTAAAGTCGTTGATAAATTTGATGAACAGATAGCAACGTTGTACGAACGATATTCAAAAGGAGAAATTGATGAGCAAAGCCTTATGAAACAGGTAGCGGATGCGACTAAGGATTTAATTGGTAGATACGAAACGAATATTCCAACTCTTGAAAATATTCTTAATACAGTTAATGGCTATTTCAAGGATGCTGGAATAGATTTAAAAAAAGGCGATGATGATTCACGTAAACCATCCACTAAAGGAATAACGGCTGCAAGCCAAGATAGCGTAAATGAATTGAACGGGCGTGCTACTGCCATTCAGGGACATACCTACTCTATTAATGAAGGCATAAAATCTCTTATAAAAGATAGTGCGCATATCCTTGATTTATTAAGTGGCATAAAAGATAACACATCTTATTGCAAGAAACTTGAAAGCATTAATTCTACCATTGGGAATATGAATTCCAATATAAAGGAAATGAAAGAAAGCATAGGTAACATGAACGATAAAGGTGTAATAATGAGGAAATGAAAAATAACTTATACATAGACGGTACGGACGCTTTTACTCGGTTCGGGGTTTTTATTGCTGAGGGTGGGCATAACGAAGTTGTTGCTTTCCCGGCATTAAAAGCACCAGAAGTTTCTAATGATTGGGCTGAGTATGACGGTATCGAAGTGGATTTGTCGGATCCTAAACTTGATACTAAAGAACTTGAAATAAAGTTCAACGCAGTAGGTATGTATCAGACTGGAGATTTCATTTCTCTGTTGTCCGATGGAGCTTACCATACCTTTGAGTTTAAAAGAATCGGATATACTTGTAAACTCCGATTGGTTTCAGAGGTAAATGTAGCTCTGTATATCGGTGCTAAAAGTTTCTCGTTAAAATTCGCAGATGATTTCCCTTTGAGAGATTATAAATATACGGCTCCTTTATCGACAACCAATATACCTACGCAGGGGTATGAAATAGACGGGATAGATTTCTCCGTTTACGGTATTCGTGTATTGGAAGGAAGCGAGGCACAAATACTTAAAGCTCCAGCAGTGAAGAAAAATATGTTACGTAACCTTTCTACCCAAAATGGGGCTATTTATGATGGCAAACAAGTAGTGTACCAACATAAAGAAGTTGCCTTGAATTGTTGCTTAATCGCTAAGAATCTAACGGAGTTCTGGAGAAATTACAATGCTTTCCTTCACGATCTGATAAAGGTTGTGGAAATAGACGAAGGCGAAGGCGTGAAGGTACAAACGGCTGAAAGATCCTTGTTCGTTGAAAGCACTTACGAGGAATACCCATGTTACTACAAAAGCTCAAAAGTAAGTCTGTTTTCCCCTGACGATCAAGTTTGGTGCGTTTTTACCTTAACGTTGGTATTTACTGCCTTTAGAGTTGGAGGGGATGAATATTTACTTGCTTCTGAGGCTGGAGAATTGATAGTTACAGAAGATGGTGAGTTTTATATAGATTTGAAAAGCTATGGCTATTAAAAAGAAGAAAATAAGCGAGCTGACACTTTCGGATAACCTGAAAGGATTGTACACTATTGGAGTTAAATTAATCAATGGGGTACAAACCAGCGTAAAAGTAAGTTTGGAATACATTCAAACGGCATACGAGAACGCTGTAAAAGCAACCAACAGTGCAAATGAAGCTGCCAAGTCTGCTAACAATGCTGCTTCAAGTGCCAACACTGCAACCTCAAACGCAAATAAAGCGACTGAGGCAGCGAAAACGGCTACCAATAATGCTAATGAGGCTACCCAACAGGCTAAAACTGCTACTTCCAACGCAAACTTGGCTACTCAAAAAGCGAATACAGCAGCTACCAATGCGGATAATGCACGAAAAGGATTGGAAGAGATAAAAAGTGCAACTGAAAGTGCTACAGCCAATGCCAACAAAGCAGCTACTAATGCGAATGAGAAAGCACAAAAGGCAGAAACAGCAGCTAACAATGCAAATACTCAGGCAAATAGGGCAAAAGAACAAGCGGATAATCCCCCGAAAATGGGTGAAAATGGCAACTGGTGGAAATGGGATGAAACGCAAAAGAAGTATGTAGATACCGGGATTTTGGCAAAAGGCGGTATTCTCTATCCTACTTTTACGATTGATCCCGATACAATGGAACTGATCATGTATTATCAGGATGATATAGCTGCTGATATGTTTGATATTGACAATGAAGGATTTTTAATTTTTAACCCCAAGTGATATGGCAGAAGGAAACATAAGATTAGGAAAGGTTGCTTTCGTGGATAAGGGAACTTATTCAGCAGCTACCACATATAATACATTTGATTTCATTACTACGGATGATAGTTGCTATCTCTGTATCAAGGACGGGAACAAAGGACACGCTTTAACCGAAACTACTTGGTGGAAATGTATAGCTCGTGGAACAACCGCCACAGCAGCAGCTAAAAAGGCTGAGGACGCTGCTAAACTGGCTAATGAAAAAGCTACAGCAGCCGATAGCGCAGCAGGTAAGGCAGTAGAGGCTACCAACAATGCCAACGCAAAAGCTAATGAAGCTCACGAAAAGGCAGAAGAAGCCAATACTGCTAAAGATAATGCAAATGAAGCTACTGGCGATGCAAGGGTAGTTATCGCAAGGCTGGAGGAACTGGAAGAATCGCTAATCTCAAAATACAAGCTGATCCCTACTTCCATGAAGCTAAACTACCCGAAAAAAGTTACTTACAGGAATACCCAGCCTTTCAAAGTTGAGGTAGAATTACTTCCCGTAGATACTGGTAGGAATGTATTGTTTCTCGGTGATGATCGGGCGGTATCTATTACTCCTGATGGAGTATTTATGATTAACGGTATAGGGATGAGTAAAATTCACGTTATCCCAACGGAAAATACGGGTATTTATCAAACTATACAGATTGAAGTACAGGAGCCAGGAATAAGGTTTACTTCTGGTAAGGGTATGCGTTTATCCGGCTCTGGTGGTATCATATTAACTTAGTAAATTTTATTGTTTAACTTCTTAACACTATAAAAATATGGCACTTACAGCAGAAGAGGAAGCTAAAGTAAAAAAGATTATTACAGCTTACGACAATGGCAAAAGATTAAATGAATTACCAGTAGCAGACAGCAGTAACCCTTTCGACCTCACAACTGAGGTATTGGATAAAAGCGGAGAAAGCAAACAAGCTGGTTTGGCTGCTATGCTACCTTATGCAGAGGATCAATGTAGTTATGGCGTAGAATTAGATGTAACAGTATCTTCTTCGGTTCTTACCCGTACTGGCAATATGACACTGCATAAAACATTGCCAATTCAAAGCAAGATGAAAGGGTGTTTGCTATCAGATGAAGGCAAGGTTATTGAATACCTAAACCCTACCAACTGGAAAGCGCATAAAAGGGATGGTTCCAATGGTATGGTTATGGTGGAAATCCCTGCTCACTGGAGAAGATTTTATACTAATGGAAACAAAAGAGGTGTACGAATCAGTGAATACCCGATACCTGGTTATCATTTCGTAAAGAAATGCTATATCTCGGCTTATGAGGCAACAATCCAACGTAGCACTGGTAAACTGGCTTCTGTAGTAAATACTTCGGCTGATTACAGAGGTGGTAATAACCAAGCAGATTGGGATGCTTTGCCTAAATCCCAATTAGGCAAGCCAGCTACATCTACGAGTAGAACAAACTTTCGTGCTGCTGCTCGTAAAAGGGGAGCTGGTACGCAATGGAACTGCATGGACTATAACGCTTATATCACTTTGGCATGGCTCTATTACATAGAGTATGGAAACCTTAACTGCCAGTTGGCTTTCAATGCCCAGAAAGATAGCAACGGGTATGCTCAGGGTGGTTTGGGTAATGGTGTAACTACATGGGATGGTACAAAGTGGAACAATTTTAGTGGTTATTATCCTATTATTCCTTGCGGTACGAGTGATGAATTGGGAAATGCTTCTGGTGAAGTAGCTTACACTTTAGAGAAAGCAGAAGGAGAAAACAGCAAAGTATTTACCGTACCTCGCTATCGTGGTATTGAAAATCCCTTCGGGCACGTCTGGAAGTGGACGGATGGAGTAAATATAGAAGTGAAAACCAATTCAGACGGAGGAACTTCTAAAGTGTATGTTTGCGATGATCCTTCTAAATACAACGATAGTAACTACACAGGCTATACGCTTAGAGGATTGGCTGCACGTGCAGAAGGTTATGCAAAAGAAATGATTTTCGGTGAATTTGGCGATTTGATTGCTTCTGTAGTCGGAGGTGGATCTACTACCTATTGGTGTGATTACTTCTATACCAATATAGGATCTAACGCTCTTAGGGGTGTCCTTTTCGGCGGTTCTACGTATAATGGCGCTCTTGCGGGCTTCGGTTCTGCGAGTTCGGCTAACGCCCCCTCGAATACGCATGCGAATGTCGGCTCTCGGCTTTGTTTTATTCCTGAATCGTGAAGCGAGCCAGGTTTAGACTGCAAAACTTAAATGATTAATAAACAAATAAATATAGGTTGGTTGCTGGTGGGTGTCCTTTTCAGCGGTAATACGAATAATGGCGATCATGCAGGCTTCGGTTATGCGAATACGAATAACACCCCCTCGAATACGAATGCGAATGTCAGCTCTCAGCTATGATTTTTCAAAATTAACTCAACATACGAAGCAACGACCTTACCTATTGGTAGAAGATAACATAACTCATAAAGGTGCTGGTAGGGAAACCGAAGGCTCTGAGTACGAAAAACAAAGAATATGAAGAGATTAAGTAATTTATACGAGCAAATTATTTCACTTGACAACTTGCGCCTGGCTGATGAAAAAGCCAGAAAAGGCAAGTTGCGTTCTTATGGTGTCAAACGACACGATAGGAATAGGGAAGCAAACATACTGGCTCTTCACGAATCTTTGAAAAACAAGACTTTTGTAAATTCTAAATATGAGGTATTTATAATCAGAGATCCCAAAGAACGGCTTATTTACCGTTTGCCTTATTATCCTGATAGAATCTTGCACCATGCCATTATGAATATTCTGGAGCCTATATGGGTGTCCTTATTTACAGAAGATACCTATTCTTGCATTAAGGATCGTGGTATTCATAAAGCAGCAGATAAAGTAAAGAAGGCTTTGAAAGAAGATCCAGAACACACTACTTACTGCTTGAAAATGGATATAGTGAAGTTCTATCCAAGTATAGACCATGATATTTTGAAAACAATATTACGGAAGAAAATCAAAGATAAAGATCTGCTTTGGTTGCTTGACGTGATTATAGACAGTGCCGATGGCGTACCCATAGGGAACTATCTAAGTCAGTATTTTGCTAATATTTATCTGGCTTACTTCGATCACTGGATAAAGGAGGTTAAGAAGGTAAGATATTACTTTAGGTATGCAGATGATATTGTGATTTTAGGCGATGATCCTAAACAGCTTCACAAACTCCGTATAGAGATTGAAGAATATCTGCATGACAATTTAAAGCTATCACTTCGTAAAGTGGATCCTAAAACTGGAAAAAAGAAATGGAAGTTTCAAGTATTCAAAATTGATAGCCATAGAGGTATTGATTTTGTCGGGTATGTCTTTTACCATACCCATACCCTTATTCGGAAGGGAATCAAAAAGAACCTATGTAGGAAGGCAGCCAAGCTGAATAAGAAAAAGCACATTTCCGATATGGAATACAAGCAAGTTATTTGCAGTTGGTTTGGCTGGGCTAAATACAGTAATTCTAAGCATCTATTAAAAACAATAATTAAAAAGCAAGTATATGATACACTACGATTTTAAGCCTTCTAAGTTAGAGGCTAACGGGAATGGTTCTTACACATACCGTTGGGATATTCAGGAAGTTCAAGTAGAAAACCATTTTGGAGAAGCTGGAGATAATGGGCAAACTACAAAATGGACTTGTAACGAAGTTGTTGTTTGGGGAATGGTTACAAATGATAAGCTGAAAAAGGCAGTTATTACCCATTTGTGGGATTCGGATAAAGAAGCCAAGATTATCAATGATTATAATGCTGCCCAGCTCGGTATTCTTACTGAAAAATCAGCTACCGATGATTACAAGGAATATTTGCAAAAGAGAAAAGCTATCAAAGAAATGATAGATAGCGATTGTAAGGAACTTAATATTATATTATGATGAAAAAGTTTAGTGAGTTAGGTGTAACCGTACAAGATGAACGTAAAATGTTCAACTGTAGCCAGGTTTCTATTTCGGACGTGCTGAACTGTGAGATCATTGTAGAAGATTTCATTCCAGATGTAAAGACTTCGCACGGTGAAGGAAGATACCTTGTGAAATTTAAACATAGCAATGGTGCGGATGGTAAGTTTTTCACAAACGCAGCTTCTTTAAAGAAAACTTTGGATCAGATCCCCAAAGACGCTTTCCCTTTCAGCACTACGATTAAAGGGATGAAATGCGGAAATGGTAAGATCTATCAATTCACTTAGTAAACATGAAAATACATTTCAACAACAAGGAGATTGATATTCTGGTAGATACAAGCAGCTACCGATATACGGCTTTACAGAATGTAGGCACTCTTTATCTGTACTTTGCCAGTGAAGAGTTCATAAACATTCCCGTAGGAGCTTATTGTATCTACAAGAATATCACTTACTACCTTATGGATCCTGACGACTTCAAGAAAAAAAGCAGTCGGAATTTTGAATACACTCTTGTAATGTATGACATAGGCGCAATATTGGGTAAATACAAATGCCGGGATATTGTTTCTAAGCGTTTAAAGTTCGATTACACTGCAAAACCTCACGAGCATCTACAGTTAATTGTAGATAATCTCAACATGAGAGATAGCGGTTGGAAGGTTGGCGAATGTATCGAAGCAGAAGAAAAGACTATTAACTACAACCATATCTTTTGTAGTGAGGCTTTGCCTACTATTGCCGATACGTTTAAGACGGAGTATGAAATAGATCCAGCTATCAAAACGATACACTTGCGTAAAGTTGAATATAACAAGGGTGAGCCTTTGCCTCTTGAATATGGGAAAGATAAAGGTTTTGTTCCAGGTTTAGGACGCTCCAACAAGGACGGAAATAGACCAGTTACCATATTGTACGTTCAAGGTGGGGAGCAGAATATAGACTTTAGCAAATATGGATCTAAGGAATTGCTTTTGCCCAAAAATCAAAGATTGGAGTATGAAGGGCGTGCTTACGTTTCGGATGCGGAAGGCTTGTATATAAAACGGGCTGATACAACCCTTACGGATGTTCAAGAGGATAGTTTGGATTGTTCTCATATTTCACCTAAAAGAGTAGGCAGTGTTTCTAATGTTGTTGTTTCTGATAAAGAAAAGAATTTCTATGATTTTATAGATAGTTCTATTCCTGATGATCTGAATTTTGAGGATTACGTGATAGAAGGCAATAACATGACTGTTATATTTCAGTCTGGTATGCTTGCTGGCAGTAATAAAGAGTTTGAAGTTAAATATGTTCATAAAGAACGTAAATTCTTGATAACACCACAAGAAATAGACGGTCAGATTATGCCCAATGACATATATAAGCCTAACCTGGGGGATAAATACGCTGTGTTCGGAATACAGTTGCCGGATGCGTACATTTGCAATAACTCAACGAAAGAAGGTGCAAGCTGGGATATGTTCAGGGAAGCAGCCAAATATCTTTATGAGAATGAAGATCCAAAATTCACATTCAAAGGAGAATTGGATAGCATTTATTCCAAAAAGCGTTGGCTCTCTATTGGTGGCAAAATAAAATTGGGCGGTTATATACTCTTTAAAGATCCGCAATTCATACCAGAAGGTATAAAGATAAGGATTACCAGTATTAAGGAGTATATACACAGACCTTACAGCCCGATTATTGAATTATCCAATACTACTACTGGCGTAACGGTTTCAAGCGAATTAAACAAGATAGAGAGTAACGAGGTTAAAACCGATAACCAATATAAAAACTCTATCCAGTTTACAAAAAGACGTTTCAGGGATGCAAAAGAAACTATTTCAATGTTGAATGACGCTCTTTTGCATTTCTCAGGCTCTATCAGTCCGATTTCGGTACAAACAATGAGTTTGCTTGTTGGCGATGAAAGTTTGCAGTTTCGTTTCGTGAACAACAAAACCAATCCGACACAAGTAGAATATTTCGTTACCTATGACAGCAAAAAGAAAGTGCTTTCAGCTCCAGGTGGAATATTACAACACATGACTATCGGGATTGATACACTTTCTTCTGGGCATAAAGCCAGTGAGTATAAGTTTTGGGATATTGAAAAATACACTTCTCCAACTTTGACGGAAACCGTAGGGTATTATCTCTATGTGAAGGCTAATAAAAATGGCACTACTGGATCATACGTTTTAAGTAAAAACGCTATCAAGCTGGAAGGTGTAGAGGGGTATTATCATTTCCTTGTAGGTATTCTAAACAGTGAATTTGAAGGAGAACGTTCATTTATTGAACTATTCGGCTTTACTGAAATAGTTCCTGGAAGAATAACAACTGATAAAATTGTTTCGACTGATGGAAAAACTTATTTTGATCTATTGAATAGTATTATATCAGGAAAGATAAGATTCCAGTCGGGTTCATCGGGATTATACGAACTTAGCGAATGGGAAGATGTGAGCAATCTAATAACCCAAGCACAGAACACCGCCAACACCGCTGTTGAGAGCGCAAAAAACGCTAATACTGCCATTGGAAATCTGAATAACTATGTGAACGGTGCGTTTGCTGACGGCATAATTACGGAAGCGGAAGCGAAAGCAATTGAAAAGTACATCAACACAGTGAACAACACGAAAGCTGCCGTGGAAGCTGCGTATAACAAACTGTACACAAACGCCTATCTTACGGGAACGGCAAAAACCGGGCTTCTGAATGCCAAGGTTACGCTTATGGGCAGTATTGAAAACCTTATCAGCGCAATCAATTCCGCTATCGCCGATGGTAGAACCACTGTAACCGAAAAAAACAATGTTGATAACAAATATGCCACTTTCAACAGTGCGTATGCCGACTTTAACACTGCTGTAGAAGTTGCAAACAAGGCTATTCAAGACAAACTGAAAGGGTATTCGGATGAATATTCACAAAAGTTTGATGAGTTTATTGGTGGCAGTTTTAAGGACTTAAAGGACAATGCTGTACTAAAACAGACAATTATTGAAGGAGGTTATCTGAAAAATGACCTTATTGACACAAACAATTTAATTGTAAAGAAAGTTTTTTCAAAGGATGGAAAGTTTAAGATATTGGATGATGGCTCAATGGAAGGAACTTCGGGAACATTTTCTGGGTATTTGAAAACGAATTTCCATTTAGTAGAGGAAAGTGACGCTATATATACAAAAGACAGCAGTCAAGGACAATACGGCTATAAAATCAATAAAGAATTAAATCTAAAGGTCGATATGGAGGGAGAAAGTAACGGGGCTACTATAATATTGCCAAATGAAATCCAATACATAGGTTCAAGGGTAATATTACATAATGGCTGTTATCCACCATATACCCGAACAGTAGGAAGTATTAGGTACAGTTCAGTTTGTATTGATGATGGGGGGCAATTAAGGGGAACATCCTCAAATTCTTCTGAATCAGACTTATTGTCATGGACAGACCCTAATAAGATAACATGGATAAATGGTGTCATTGAACTAATAGGTATTATTGAAAAAGGGGCATACAGCCCGTCACTTTTAAGTTGGAAAGGTCAGTCAAATAAGGTTATCTCAAACCCATCAAATGGTTATATGTATTATAATACTGAAAAAAACAGAAATTATGTCTATTGGTTCGGTCAATGGAATGAAATCCCAACATACGAAAACAACCCGATAATATGGAAAGGGAAACTGGATCAAGCTCCAGAAAATCCTGAAAAAAATTGGGTGTACATTTCAAGGTATGATTCTGTTTTCATTTATAATGGAATAAGATGGGAAGATATAAGTTACTATGTTATAACGGCTGAGAAATGCGGATGGAGTGCTCTAAGCATGAGTGGGGTTTCAATAGAGTATATCCATTATTAATAATGAAGCGTTTAATTTTTTACTTTTGGTGTATATATACACCGGAATGATTATATTTGCAGTTATTAATCAATAACTTAATAAAATATGGATTGGGCAGCATTATTTGCGTGTATAACAGCTTTGGGTACGGGCTGGTTTGCGTATAATCAGTTAAAGCATAATCGGCTTGCTGATATTAAGGCTAAAGAACTTGAAAGACAATTAGAAAGAAAAAGCACTCGCAGAAGTGAAAACTCTGCTCGTGTGTATGGTGAAATTCATAAAGTGTTGAATGATCTTTCATGTGATCGTGTGTATATTATACAACCATATCCTTTAGGAGATAATCATTATCTCACAATCTTGTATGAAGTTACCGCTAAAGGGGTTGCCCGTATTAGTGACTTTTGGCAAGATATTAAGATGTCTGAACTTCCAAAGTTTACGGCTTCAATGGCTCGAAATGAACTTATGCTGATACGTGATATTGATAGTTTGGATGGAACACGTGCAAAGGCTATGTTTAGCTCCAATGGAACACAGTCTTTAATCGTTCAAAAATTACATGATACTACCCATGATTGGGTTGGTTCTTTGGTCTGTGATTTTACAGAATCCATCCCTGATGATTTTGATGAGGAAGCAATCAGAAAAAAACTTCATTTTGCAGCCATGCACATTCAGTATATCCTTCCAGAAGTAAAAGAGCGCAAGTTATGAGAGTAACAGAATATCTGAAAGAACTTATCAAAAATGGATCAGGGCACAGTAGCAAGAGTTTTTTTCTTGTTGCCGTTACCTTAATGGGGTGCTTCCTTCTGCTTATTGTCGGTTTTATTTTGGTTTATGAAGTAATCGTAAACAAGTCTATCAAAACCGATCTTATGGGATTATCGGCTTTTGTAGGTGCTATCACTGCTTTGTTTGCTTCGGCTGGAGTAACCAAATGTTTAAGCGAAAAAAACGAAAATAAAAACGTATGA